GTCTACTGATTTATTGCCATTTCCCACCATGTAACCAAATTGTTCTGTTTTCATCTTCTTGCCTCCCAGTTAAATTGTTAACAACTGATAGCCAAATAAGCAGTACATAAAAGAAACATGACAAGGAATAAAGTAAACCAAGTGATAAGCAATTTCATAATGTCCCCCCAGTTAAATGTTTTGGTCTGTGTCCAAAGTCATAATCTTATTATGCAAGCCTTGTGCCATATTTCCATAAATGCCTTAAATCCATACTTGGCCTATATTTGCGCTTGTACCACATTGTGGCAGTATCCAGTTAGATTTCTATCCATTTTGGATGATAAAACCGGCAAAGCCATGTCTGATAAGGGCAAAGGGTGGATACCCCAAGGGTGGATACTTAATATCCATTTGTTACGAAATTGTAACAGATATCAACTATGACAAAATGTTATAGTTTATCTCTTAACCCATAAAAATTGTCCTAAAATCCAGATAAGTGCATTTTAAGCTTGACAGCCAAAATAAACCACTATACTCTTTAACAACCTAAGAAGGAATGCTGATTACAAGGCAAAAGCTTGTCGGGTGTTATAAGTTAGTAGGTAGTTGGTTATGAGTAAAACAAAAGCAAAAGCAGGTAAAGCAAGCAAAACAGGCAAGAAAAAGCCAGTTAAAGTTAAAAAGTTTACTGAAAACGAATTAAAGGCACTTGAATTGGTTGCATTGCACCCAAATAGAAGTAATCATGCAATTGGTAGAGAAATGAAGGACTTAGGGCTTGTAAAAGATCCTGCTTATTTAAACCATCGTCTTCAGAGTAGTTCAGCAATGCAGGAAAAGACTACTCAATTACAGGAGAAAGGGAAGTTAAAGTTCGCTCAGATGCTGCCACAAGCTGCTAAGGGACTTAAAACCTACCTAAAAGCAGTTAAACCACCTCTTAAAGCAATTGATATAGCTGCTAAGTATGGATTAGGTAGGCCAGATGAGGCTCAGCCACGCATTGACACTATCCACATTGATACCCTTAACATCCTGCAATCCAATCAATTAAGCACCATCACTCAGAGGTTAGGTGAGCTGGAACCCGATGAATAGGGTAAGGTTACATAATAGCCTTTATCAGACACACGTCTTGGATATTCAACGATGTCAGGTAGTTACAAATTGACATGTAGTAATATCAATGAGTTAGCAAGTGTGGTGAGAAATAAAGAATTACTTTCATGGAGGCCCCCGGCACCGTGGGGGTGGGTATTGCTTTATATACTATATATTAGCTCATAGAGAATTCAGAGGTTTTTATGCCCCAGGATATTTATATCCAAAAAGCTACCGATACGAGAACCAAACATGCCCGCATGTTAAATATCAAGTCCTCTTTATTAAGGACAGCCTTTGGTTGGGCTACTTTCCGCATGTGTTGTGATATTAGACGTGAATATCAAAGTCATTGTCCATTATGTCATAATCCTTATAAAGAACTTCGTGATATTACTCTCGATATTAAAAACCCCAAACAAGATCCAGTGTATGATAAAAATACACAATGGATATGTGGTATTTGTAATTCCAAAAAACGCTGTCATACTCAAAATGAATATATTTCTCAACAAGCGAATATAAATAATTAAATTTCATTTATTCCTTATTTTAAAACCGTATCATAACCCATATAATTTTCGGCCTTTTACATGAACCAACAACAAGCCAAATATACACCAAGAGAAATTCCCAAACAATTTCGCCATACAGAAATTCCTTGCTTTAATTGTAGAACTCCAGTCAAGGTCCATCTCAATGCAGACGGCACTTATGTTGGCTGTGTATTTTGCTACAATTGTAGAGTTGGATATTCTGCCGGAACTGAACAATTTTCTAAAACGAGAGAATTTTAAAAGGAGGAAATCATGACGCTACGTCAAAGACAATCTCAATTCGCCAAAATACTTCCTTTACTCATCCTGTTTGCCTATGAGAAGGGTTACGAAGTTACCCTGGGGGATGCCTGGGCCAAAGATGGTCACAAAAAAGGATCATTTCATTACAAACGCCTTGCTATTGACCTTAATGCGTTTAAAAATGGCAAATTTCTCAGATCAACCAAGGCTCATCAACCGCTTGGGGAATTTTGGAAGTCTATCGGAGGGACCTGGGGAGGTCGTTTCAAGAATCCAGATGGAAATCACTATAGCTTTGGGGAATGAAAATAAACTTTTCCCTTGACATTCCCCATTTCTTAGATTATGCTATGTCTATTCCTGTTGTAAACAAAATGACAGCACTAAAAATTAACATACCTCCTGCACTCTCTTATCTCACCACAAACCACTGTTTTGTTACCAAATTTCTCAATTTCTATACCTACAGATACGATGAATTTACAGGAACAATTCCTTTAAATCATGTAATTAACCTTAATTAAAGGCATAAAATGCATGAGATTGAATTTTTTAAGTTATCAATAACACCCCTTTATCTTTGCAATAGACCAGAAAAAGAGTTAAGAATAAAACTCACTGTCAATGGTATTGAACATTCCTATAGAAGAATCTTACATCCAGAGGATCTACTTTCTCATTACGATCAACTTTTTGAAATGGCAAAGACAATTTTGAAAGAAACAATAGATAAATATAAGTAAAAGGTAAAATAAAATGAAACGATTATTAGTCTGTACAGGATTTATTTGTTTTATGTTTTTCATCCTTTTCTTTCTCATCTCCTGTGCCGCATGCCCGCCCTATCCTCCTTGTCCTTCGGAAGATATTGTATCTTTTATCATGACACCTATGGGGCCTATTATTGTCCAGGTCAAAAAAGATTTCTTTAATGAAGCCGACAAAGATAAATACTGGTCAACGTTAGAGGACTTTAGAGAGAAGAGAGAAAAGATAGAGAAATCACCTGACAAACAATTATTGAAGGAGGTAAACCCCGATGGCCCTATCTAAAGACTTCGAGAAGTGGAAGGGGGGGTGTCCCTGGGTTGTTCAAAAGCCTGCAAATACCGCCGCCGATATTCCCACTCTCTGTATGTCAACCGGCTTCAAAGGTTGCTCTTTCGAGAACTGCGCCATCCTCTACTGGCTCAAGCATGCATTTATAGACTCTAATCCGGGGGAGGTGGAGTTTTAGAATGACCCCTGAAACCACAGCAAAACTAGATAAAGCTGCTAAAGAATTAGATGTTACACGAGAATGGCTGATAGAAGCTATTTGTATTGTGATTACACCAGATAAGAAGCTTCTTGAATTCTTAATCGATATCTATAAAAATAAGGGTATATTAAAAGAGAAGGAGATAAAAGATGTATCAAGGAATATCTCAAAATGATTTAAATGAGGTTGGACTTCTTTTTTTAAAATATCAAACATTAAAAGATGAAGTTCTAAAAATGGATAATGAAATACATGAACTTAGTGTTGCTTTATATCGGACGGAAGAAAATAAAGCTTATGCCGAAAGATTAGAAAAAGTAAAATATTCTTTGCGTGAAACTTTAAAGAAATCGGAACTTCGCAATTATGATTTTCTGGTTCATAAAGAAGCGATTTGTCCGGGTTGTCGAAAGCATATTAAAATTTAGGGAGGTGGAGTTTTAGTGATGAGTACAGAACACAGAATCCATCATTTAGAACAGCAGGTAGCGCTATTAATCGAAGCCATCGAGGGTTTTCATAAGGGAATAGTGCTTACAATGCAGGCAATACGTAAACGTGAAGGATATTGGGAAAAGAAATTTAAAGATAAGGAGAAAGAGGGGTGAGAGCTTATGAAACACCTATTTTGTTTAATCTGCGGATTCCTTTTCTGGCTTGCACATTATTTGTTTAGACTTGCCTATAAGTGGGAGAAGCGATGCTGGCCCTATTTTAGCAATGATGAGCTAAAACCATTTTATGTTCTAAGCGTAGGGAGGTGAGAGCTTATGATATAGGTTACGTTATTTTAATTTCTGTTAAGTTGAGTTGCGTTATATTAAATTAAACTAACATAAAGGAGAATACCATGGATTTAGGAGAACTATTAGAGGACAATGCCAAAGCCAGTGCCCAAGAATTTAATGATCTGATGAGGAAAGATAAAGACCTTGGGCCGGAACGGGTAAAACTCAATCAGTTCAATATCCAACAACACCAAAAGCACCTCGGCAGTACAGGCCAAAATAAGGCCATTAACCTGAAGATAGTCAAATGGATTGCCAAGGATAGAGAAGAAATCAAAAAGCTTGTAAAAGAGCAGAATTTATTGCCTGATAAGAAGAAGTGATGCGTTGCATTACCTTTGCTTGAGTTAGATTGGCTTACGTTATATTAAATTAAAGACTTTCCTTTGCGCAAGAGAATGTTTTGTTGTGTTGCTTTGAGTTGGTTTCAGTTGGTTTACGTTGCGTTAATCTAAAATAAATTAAAGGAGAAACATCATGTACAAAGTAAAAGCAGAGATTAAAGGTATAGCCCCCTACTTCTTTTCACGTCCCACACAGGATAAGACCCCTAAAGGGGAGGCGCAAGAGATGAAAGTGGCTATGAATCGGGTGTATTGTAACGGGCATCTTCATATTCCGGCCAGGCAGATAAAGGGTACTATCCTGAATGCCATCGACACCATGAATATGAAGATAGAAAGATCCAAGACGAGAGCCAAGAATCTTGTCTTATCGGCCTTATGGGTGAAGCCAGAAGATATATTCTTCGAGCCGGAAATGAATCTGGATGATATTCAGACAGATAAATTTCATACCATGGTCGATCAAGGTAAGATGAGGTGGAATATCCAGGCTTTCATCAAAGGCGATTGGAGTCTGAAATTTGAAATGACATTCCCTGATTTCTTTGAATCTTCATTTATCAAAGAGGCCCTTGAGAATGCCGGAGCTTATTGCGGTATCGGGGGGAGAAGGAATCACGGGAATGGTAGGTTTGAAGTTGTGGAGTATGAGGTGATTTAGGTTTTGTTGATTTGGGTTATGCTGAGTTGAGTTGATTTGAATTAAATTCTCATAACTAATACGAAAGGCAGTGTGGTGCCACACCATCATATTGCCTTTTTTGTTAGATATGGAGTGAAAATGTCTAAGGAGATTCCCAAGGATTGGTTGCCGGCAGTACACAGTTGGGGCCAATACTTCTATAAGCAGCAATTAAAGTTTATCCTATCGGAAGCTTTTCAGAGGTGGTTTATATCAGCGAATGGCACCGGAAAGAGTATCCTTTTCTATTGGAATATCGTGAATTATCTTCTTGGGACACATCCCAAACAATTTGCCACACCGCCTCTCACGGCCAGGATCTTAGTTCCTTCTTTCGATAACGTGAAGGAGGTAGCTCTCATAAAACTGTTAGAACCACAAAAAGTAGTACATCATGGAGAGGTTATAGACGAATTAGGACCTCTTTTACCTAAAAGTCAAATAAAGGCAGGATTCAGCAAAGAACATCCGGGAATAGATTTAAAGAACGGCAGTAAAATGGTCTGGGTAACAGAGGTTCAGGGATGGAAGCTCGAAAGAGGGACAGAGCACGATATTCTGGGTATGGATGAGGAGTCAGGCCAGAGGGTATGGGATGAGAATTATCGAGGGTTAAGAAATGCCAAGAATAGGGGTAAAATCTTAGGCGCACTTACCCCGCCATATGAAGAAGGCAAAGGCCCTACCTGGACGAAAGAGCAAGTGGTCGAGGCAGAGCTGGAAGATCCTAATATCGATGTTTTTAAGGCATGTATGGCGGATAATCCTGCTATCGACGACTGGTTCATAAAGCAATGGAGTAAAGGAAAGACCCCGGAACAGATAAGAGTTCAGATTTTTGGCGAATACCCCTCCTGGGGCAAGATAATTCACTATCCCTGGGAAGATAGATACTGGAATCCGGAGAAGATAGAAGGCCATATCGTACCTATGGATATCAACACCCCTGATTATTGGGATGTCGAATGGGTTATGGCCTTTGACTGGCATCCCTCCAAACCCTGCGCTGCTGTCTGGGGATGGATAGATAGCGATGGAGATATCACGATATTCGATGAGCTCGATCCCGCAATAGCTGAGAATAAAGAAATCCCGGAACTGGCAGAGATGTTCTTTCAGATCGAGGGATGGCCGCACATGAAGCGCAAGTTCAGGAGATGGCAGGATCCCAGTGCCAAAAACAAATATAAGGGTATAGACAAAGGATTTAACGCCTGGGATGAGTTTAGGAAAAATGGCATAATTACTACTGAGGGGAAAAATAGGGATCCGGATGTGGGTATCGGCATAGTAAATGACTATCTGAAGGGCAACTGTAAGAATCACCCACGGTTGTTTGTGAGAGAGAACTGTAAACATCTCAGGCATGCCATGGGTAATCACTACTGGAAGCGCAGCGAAAACAAGAACCTGGCCACACCGGATACTAAATGGTCTGACTTTCCTATCTGCGTGAGATATATTCTGCAGGAGGTGGGTGCTAAGTATAGAGATAAGGATAAAATGAAGAAATGGCCTTTACAGAGTTTTAAATCTACAAAACCTAAAAGACATATTATAGATCTGGGGAGAAGGGTTTAGATGAAAGTAAAGTATGTAGGGAAAACAGATTTTCGTCTTAATTGGGCAATCAATGAAGACCCAAGAAAACTTTTACATAAAGGGCATATTTACAGCATAAAAATAAAAGAGATTTATTTTTGGTGTACAAGAATATCCCTATTTGAATATCCCGGAAAATTCTTTGATGATAGTAGTTTTGAATATGTATAATAACCCCATATACTCAACTAAGGAGGAGAGTTTAGATGCCTCTTACACCCAAAGGCGCTAAAATCAAACGTGCCATGATAAAGCAATATGGCAAAGAGAAAGGTGAACAAGTATTCTATGCTTCTCAAAGTAAGGGTACAATAACAGGGACCCATAAGAAACGCAAGAAGAAAAAGAAGGTATGATGGAAATTAATAATAAATTCTTACTTACAAAACGGAGGATCAATAAATGATCGAATTAAGTAAAAAATATAAAGATAACTGCACAGGAATCGAAGGAGTCGCCACAGCAATTACAGAATATCAATATGGATGTAGAAGAGTCCTCTTAGAGAAATTAGGTAAAGATGAATATGGAAATCCAGTAATATTGGAATTTACATTTGATGAGCAGCGCCTTGTAGCTAAAAATGAAAGTAAAGCTAAGATAGGTGGCCCCGGTTCTTTAACATCAAAACGTATTACACCTAAACATCGATAATCATTTTAATAAAAACCGGAGGATTACAAATGGCAAGATTAAAACAAGTTAAACTTCCCCCCAAAGCAACGATGTGCATAAATGTAGAATACTATCCTGCAATTCCGGAAAGGGATCAGCATATGGATGGGATAATCATAAAGCTACTAAGAAGTAGCATGGGATGTGCATTTGTGGAGAAAGTAACCGATGAGGTCTATATCAAGACAGATACCGTGAAAACGAGGGGCAAACGGACGAAACTGAAATTTCATAAGGATAGGTAAATGGCCGGTACAGCCGAATTAAATCAGAAACTAAACGCCATCATCAAGCATGTTAAACAACTTGAGAAGGATGTATTGGCAATGAAAGAGGTGCTGAAGGAACATCTGGAGAAGCACAAATAGAAGATAATCCGATGCTGCGATGCGATCCCGGGGAATATCCATTGTTACGATTAGATCCTGGAGAACTTTTGAATGAATAAAAACTCAAAGATATACATAGCTGGTCATACTGGTCTGGCCGGATCTGCTATTTTGCGAAATTTGCAAAATAAAGGATATGATAATCTCATTCTCAAAACACATCAGGAAGTCGATCTAATATCCGCGCCAATGGTTGATTGGCTTTTTTCTTCTTATCAACCTGAATATGTATTTTTAGCTGCTGCCCGTGTCGGGGGTGTTCTGGAATCAATCACTCATCCTACTGAATTGCTCTCCGATAACCTTCTGATTCAGACCAATGTCATCAATGCCTGCCACGCATACAAAGTCAAAAAACTCCTCTTCCTTGGGAGTTCTTGCATTTATCCTGTAGATGGCCCTCAACCTTATAAAGAAGAGCAACTTGGCGATGGAAAGACGGATGAGAACTGGTCTTATGCCATTGCTAAATTAGCTGGTATCGAGCTTTGCAGGTCTTATCTCAGGCAATATGGATGTAATTTTTTGTCTTTAATTCCTCCTAATTTGTATGGCAAATGGGATAATTTTAATAAAAAAAAAAGTCATGTTATACCTGCACTTATAAGGAAATGCTTTGAACAGAAAGAAGAGAATATAATAAAAGTCTGGGGAAACGGAACCGCAAAACGGGAATTCTTATATGTCGATGATTTTGCTGAAGGAGCAATTTGGGTGATGGAAAATTTAGATTATGTTGATCTACAAGATGGTACTCTTAATATAGGAATAGGCATAGAAATATCAATTAAGGAACTTGCTCAATTAATTATAGATATTATAGGGCGGAAACAATCAATAGAATGGGATCTTTTATCTCCACACGGTGTTAAATCGAAACTTTTAAATATATCTCACATTAATAAATTAGGTTGGCAAGCAAAAACATCTTTATCACAAGGTTTAATAGAGACTTGTCGATGGTACAAGGAGAAATAATACATGAAGGGGAAAGTTATAGATTTAAAGGGACAGGTTTTTGGAAAATTGACAGTGCTTGAATTGTCCAACAAAAGAAAAGATAGATATGTCTATTGGAAATGTCAATGTATATGCGGAACTCAAAAACTAATTTTAGGATACCATTTAAGAAAGGGAAGTACATTATCATGTGGATGTTTAAGAAAAGAACTTGCGAGCAAAAGATGTTTCAATAATCCACCAGGATGGCGCGGTGGAAAAACGAAAATCAATGGGTATCAATATATTAAAAATCCGGATCATCCCAATGCATGGAAAAAGGGTTATGTTGCAGAACATATTTTAGTAATGTCCAAAAGATTAGGAAGACCTTTGACTAAAAATGAAACTGTTCATCATAAAAATGGTGTAAGGGATGATAATGAACCAGAAAATCTGGAACTTTGGGTAAGTAATCATCCTGCAGGACAATTTGTCGAAGATTTAATTTTTCATTCTATCAAAATATTAAACAAATATCATATGTTTTTAACTCCAAATCAAAAGAAGGAATTATGCGCAAATTTGCCCATATCATAAATCCTTTCACCGCTCCCGAGACATCCGATCTGAAAACGGCCCAGCCTATTGTGTGGCAAACTATACGAATTGCTAAACAATTTGCTGAAGATTTGATGAAAGGTGATTTTCAGGTTGATCTTTATGCTACTATTTATCCTGATGATCAGGAGATATTGCCAGCAGGTTTCACAAAAACATGGAAAGACTTAGAACGCTCTGTTTTAGATCTTGGCAAAAAATTCAAAATTGAACGTGACTTACCCCTTGTCAGGGATATACTCAACAATCTCTATGAGGCCTCCGATGCAGATTATTTCATTCAAACTAACTCCGACATTTGCCTGATGCCTCAATTTTACCTTGCAGTCAACAAACTCATAGATAGAGGCCATGATGCCTTCATTATCAACAGAAGAGTGATTCCAGGCGAGTATAAGGATATCGAGGACATTCCTATAATGTATGCTGAAATCGGCTCCCCTCATGGCGGATGCGATTGTTTTGTATTTCCCAGAAAAATATATCCTGCATATAGAATCGGTAATGTCTGCATGGGCATACCCTGGCAGGAAACCACCCTTGCAACAAGTATGGCTTTTTATGCAGAAAGGTGTAAAATGTTTACAGAGGCACATCTGACATTTCATATAGGAGATCCCCGGATCTGGAGAAGTGCTGATTATTTAGATTATAGAGTGCATAATACCAATGAATTTGCTAAGGTACTGAAGCATTTTAAGAAAAAGAATAAAAAGATAATGCAAGATCCGATTGTGCAATACTTTTTAGGTAAACTTAAAACTGAGCTTCAAGGATACAAAGACGCGGGTTATTCTGAGGATTGCTGGAGAATTACAAGATGAAACCAGAAATAATAAAAAAATGTCCACATCCGTTACTGGACAAAGATGAGGAAATAATGATTTATAAGTTTCCTTGGCAATCTGTACCGCGTTTTTCTGTACTTATACCTGATAATAAATTCCCGTCAGCTTATGCCCATAGGATGTGTGAACATTTCGGGAAATTAAATTGGGAAGCAGATGTTAACGAGATAAAGGGATAATGGAAGTCAAAATAATCATAGATTCCAGAATCTTAAAGATATTTTTACGATCACTGAAACAATTTGTTGCTTTAATTGACAAATATCTAAAAACAGGATATAAGGAGTAAATCGACTAAAATTTAGAGTATTAATCAGTCACGCTGAACTATAAGCCCGAGATAGGGCTCAGATAGGTAAGGCCTCACTGGAGAAATCTGGTGGGGCCTTTTTTATTTGGAGGAAGTATGCCGTTAACAAAAAAAGGCACCCACAAAAAGAGGAAGAAATAATGCCAGTAAAGAAAAAGAAAAAAGGTCTTTTTGGGACTTGGACAAAGAAAGAAGTGAAAGAACAAAAGAGGATAAACAAACTTTTTTTTGGTGATCGTGGTGAAAGCGCATTGCGTACCCTTTTGCGCAATAAGATTGCTGACAACCCCGGGGCAGCTACTTCGCGAGACTTGCGCATTTTGCAAAGATTAAGAAAAAAGAAAAAGAAGAAATAATGGAAAGAACATCAAAAATTTGGGGTGAAAGATGGCTGATAAGGCAGGATTCCACCCATGCTGTCAGTTATCTTAAACTTAAAGCGAGGACACGATGTAGTTTTCATTCCCATAAAGCTAAGTCGAATATCTTTGTTGTCCTTAGTGGCAAAGTAGGAATTAGGACAGAATTTGATGAGGTTATTTTAGGGCCAGGACAGGAATTTACAGTTGGACCTCTTATCTGGCACGAATTCAGAGTTTATGAAGATTCGGAGATGATCGAAGAAATGTATATTGAATACGATGAATCGGATATTGATCGTAGAGAACTGGGGTCAACACTGTGAATCAGAAAGAACAAAAAATCTTCCGAACCCTAATGGCCCGATACAAGCACAATTGGGACAAGAATCAATATAACAGAACAAACTATGATGAGGACTTAGAATCCTATCTAAGTTTTAGAAATAGGGAATCATACCCCCTGGCTTATAATCATACCTTCCCCCGTCTGATACCCATAATCTACACAATCCTGTCCCGATTCATGGATCAACTTTATCAATCCGGTAATATCGTCTCAGTTAAGCCACGTAAAAAGGTGGACCTGAACAGAGCAAAAGGAATCGAAGGTGTTCTGAATTTTCAACTTGAAAGCCTGAATGATGTCGATATGCAGGGTGGTTCATACCTGACGATGATCAAATGGTTTTTTAATGCTCTTACCTTTGGAAAAGGTATTGCTAAAGTTTATTGGAAAAAAGAAGAAAGGATAGCGCCCAGACGCATATCCTTGCCTAAGCCCAATTTCGACCGATTTGGGAATTTTCAGGGCATGGATATTATCGATTATATCAATCAGGAAATGCAGACGATTTATGATGGGCCTTATGTCGAGATCCTGCATAACAAGTTATTTCTCCCTGATCCTGAATATAAGTCGATTCAAAAGATGCCTGCTGTATTCCTTGTCTATAAGAGAAGCGTAGATGAGTTGAAAAAGATGGAAGATAAAGGAATATATAAAAATATCAAGGATCTTGGATGGCATTCGGCAGGCGGGGCAAGCCAGAGACCACAGGATTCAGACGAGGCATTTGTAAAAGGATTAGAAATTGAAGGAGGTCTGACAGTCGATCAGATTGAGGATGAACATAGAGCGCCCGAAGTAGATGTACTCGAATGCTATACCAAACTCATTCTTGACAGTGCTCCTTATGAAGTCGGATCAGGCGTTCAGATAAAAGGCATGGAAGAAGAGGTTATTGTCCATATCGGCAATTACAAAACCATTCTCTCTCTTCAGCGTAATACTTATGGCGTAAGACCATTGTTCGATATCGGTTGCTATATGCATCCTGAGATATATTGGGATTTAGGGTTGATTAGACTAACCAAAGGCATACAAGACCAGATAAACACATTGGCCAATCTCCGTATCCAGAATGTAATGATGATGGTCAACCAAATGATTAGGGTCGATCCTGATTCCGATATTGATCCAGCTGCCCTCGTATGGAAACCATTCGGCATTATACCGGCCCATGCAGGCGAAGTAGAGCCACTTCCAATCAATGATATGCATTCTAATCTATTTTTAGAACAAGAGAATTTCTATGAGAATGCAATTCAGGATATCACGGGAATGTATAGTTATAACATGGGGCAGACACCGCAGAGACAAGAACGAGTAGGTGTAGTGCATTCCATCCAAAGTATGGGTGAGGCCAGGGCAAAACTCATGCTCATGTCAAATGATTACTTAGGGATAAGGCCTTTATTGAAATATATGATGATATTAAATACTTTTCATCTACCCAGCGGTTTTGAATATCGGGTTACTGAGAAAGAAGGTCAGAGTTTCGGGCAGTTATTCGGTGATGATATTCATCCCGATTTTGATTTTGCTGCAAGATATACGGCAATGGAACCGGCCCTCGGTAAACACTTCAGGGCGCAGAATCTAATTCAGATGTCCCAACAGTGGGTAAACAATCCCTGGATTAATCAGTATCAGTACATCAAAACTATGATGGAATTAATGGATATCCGGGAAGCTGATCTTCTCCTGAAATCTCCGCAACAATTCCAGCAGGAAATGGCCCAACAGCAAAGGGCCGCTATGCAAATGGAAGAAGCTGAAAGGCGTGGCAAGCAACAATTAGAGCAAGTGAAATCAGGCGGAAAACTTAGATTAAGTGACAAGGATTTTCAAGAAGATCAAGAACTGGCAGGTCAGCAATTTGGATATGACATGGCACTTGAGGCCATAAAAAATGAAATGAGTCCGGAATCATGAAGAGTTTACTAACCCAATTCGTACATTTTTATCAGACTGATCCAGAATTTCAGAGAGAAATAAACAACTTTCAATTAGCGATAAAATCTCATCAATGGAAATTTTATAAACAGATGCTACTGATAATTAAAGGAATAATGCAAATGAATATGTTTTCCAAGCAATTTACAACTCTTGATATTAAGGAGAAGGATATAGTTCAGAGGACATATTACAACATAGACCAAATACTTATGTTTCTCTTAGATCCTCTAAAATGGATAGAGAAAAAAAGTAAATGGCAAAATGCAATTAAATATTTAAAGAAGGAGCAAAAATAATGGCTGAGGAAATAAAAGTGACCGAGGAGACTCCGACAATAGTGGAGGAGAAACCAGCGGAAACAAAAAAAGTAAAATCGGAAGTCAAGACAGAAGATGAGACAGCAGCACTTTTAATCGAATTAGAAAAAGCCGGAGTGAGCACTGTAGGCGAACTTGATGGTAAGCTTATCGCAAGCCGGGAAGCGGGCAATCTTGCTAATCAATTGGGAACTGCAAGATCTGAGATCGCAGAACTCAAGGCAATGGTGGCCAATCAGCAAATACAAACACCAGTATCAGAAGGAACTTTTGGACAGGAAGAAACCGATCTGGATAATATAATCGGCCGTAAAATGGAAGATGTTCTGGATAAGAGAGAGAAAAAACAAGCTAATGCATATAAACAATCTCAACAAATGAGTTTGAATATGTGGAATGCAATCCAGAATGACCCGGATTATGGTCTGGTGAAAGAGGTTTGGGAGGAAAAGATGAAAGATCCCAACTTTGGATTCAAAGTCCAGCAAGGTCTTCTTAACCCTTACAAAGAATACAATGATACTGTGAGAGAATATCTCAAAGGCAATATGCAGAAGGCAGCAGATACAATTAAACAACTCCAGGGCAAAGGCAAGCCTCTCCCACCTCACGTTGAGGTTGGGGAAAGAGTGTCCACGAATCTTATAACTGAAACTCCAAGTTCCCCGGAATATAAAGCAAAACTTCAGGCTTTGAGGGATAAGGGAAGACCCAAATTCACTCAGGATGGTAATGTAATTGCTGGGGAGCGAATGAAATATGAAGATGAATTAGCTGTTATTGACACTCTCTTTGAATCGCCGGCAGGCCCTGAGCAAAAATAAGAGAGGAATAAATTATGGCCACTACAGCCAGTACCTGGTTGATGACCGAGGCCCAGAGTTTAGGGAGAGGTTATTATTCCAGGGATATCGTAGGTGATGTGCCTTTCGGTATCGTTACCGGAACCGAAAGGAGGGATGTATCTGAGCAGTTGGATCTTTTAGCACAGTCGGATACTCCTTTTATTAACTCAATTTCATGGGGACCGGAGTCGGGAGGAAACTCAATCGAATGGATTTCGGAAGATCTTGGCCCTGGATATTTAAAAGTCATAACCAGTACTCAAAGTGCCCAGCTCAGTTTTGCAGTCACAAGCATTGACGGATTGTCTGCAAGTCAAACTTTGCACCAGGTGAAACAAGGCTCGGTTCTTTATACCTTTAGTTCTATCACGGCTTCTCATATGCTTGCTGTCGTAACCAGTACAACGGCTGCGGCAGGAACCGGAACCACCATATTTGTTTCATGGATAGAAGGCACTCCTGTGTCGATGGTATCTGACCACATGGTTTATGTGCTCGGGGCGTTCGCAAACGAAGGTTCTATTCCTAATGTCCCCATGCCACGCCAGAGGGTCGTCTGCTCTAACAACTTCACTATTCTACGTCAGGATGTCCAGATTACCGGATCAATGCGGGCAACGGATATGTACGCAGTCGGACGTGAGGACAGACATCAGATCTTGATGCGTATGAAGGAGTTGCAGCGAGATCGTGAAAGAGCGGCACTATATAGCATTTACAAAGCAAAGACGAGTGTTATTGCAGGTCTTATCAATGGTTGCCTGGGATTTTTACTCAGTCAAAGCGGAACCCATATAGACACCTCCACTTATACTCTCACCAACACGAAACTCAACACAATGGTTTCAGCGTTGTGGGAATATGGTGCTGATCGTCTGACTTTCTTCGGAGACAAGAATCAGTGTGCAAAGATTACCCGCTGGGATGTCAATCGGATTCGGATGAGACCGAATGATAGAGTAGGAGGTGGAGTAATTACTTCCTGGATGTCTGAGGCTAATATCGAGGTGGATATCGTGCCAATGCGCCATGTCCCGACAAACCTTGCCTTTGTTCTCGATACCGATAAGATTTCCTTGCATGCGAAAAGGGGAAGAAAAGCAATCATGGAGAAACTCGGCAAGATGGGTGACTTCGAGGATTGGCAGATTCTGAGTGAATTCTCTATGAAGATGCAGGGATGGAATCTGCGCCAACATGGCATGTTTACTGTACTTCAGTAATATAACAATTTAACCAAGCCAGGCCTGTAGAATTTACAGGCCTGCTATTCAAAATATGGAAAAAGGCCAGGCCAAGCCTTACGAAGAGCAAGAGCACTTACACGGGATCATAGGAAAGTCAAGTTATGATTATGTGACAGGTATATCGAATAGCACAAGAGGCTTATTGGGCCCTCTATGGGGAAAGAATATCAAGACTAATCATAAACTCTGGAAAAAACATAAACCGCTCAATAGTTGTATCGGTATAGGCAGAAACAAAGCGACTATCGGTGTTGGTGCCGGAGGCTCATTCAATAAAAATTGCGATGTTTTAAAAGAGATTGTCGATAGAGATGGAGTCAAAGAATGGCCACATAGAGATTTTGTCATAATCGCTTCTAATCATCAGTTCAAACCGTTGCTAAAGATAGGCATAATTCCTGATTTTGTAATGCTCGTTGATGCCTCTGATGTTACATATCGGCAATTGAATGAGGACATACCGCCAGAGGGCCAAAATACAGTTCTCATAACCGGACTGCATTGCTCTCCGAAGGTATTAGGAGAATGGTCAAAACAGAAAAGGGAAATACTCTTTTATGCCAGCAGTGAACCCAAATTGTGTGATGTATTTCAGAAAGAGATAAGAAAAAATCCTTATCATCATAAACTGGAGCTGGGAGGAAATACATTAAATGCTGCCTGGATGATCAGCATTGTGAAATTTCAATCAACAGTATTTATGGCAGTAGGAAATGATCTCTGTTTTCCGAATATTCCCTCTGCCGATGAACGCCGGAAACTTTATTATGCCGATGGTGATTATTCAACCAATGCACCAAAGACAGGAACGGGAAGGGATGAAGCGGCAATAGAGAAGGTATGGGCCAGTTTTAAAATGAAGAAAAAAAATCTCTGGATTCCGAATGAGCGGTGTAAGTATGATGTTGAATTGGACTTAGCAGGGACATCCGGCCAGTTATGGGTTTATAAGATATGGCTTGAATCTACCTTGCTCGGTCAACTTAATAATCCTGTCTCCTTTCACTATTACAATTGCAGTGAGGGGGGAATTCTGGGAACAATGGCGAGGGAGTTAGATGAGGAATCTCTCAAGAAAGCAGAAAATTGGTATATGTTCGATGAGGTATGTAAATTTTACCATACATCGATGTTAAAAGATGCAACCGATGATTTTATAAAAATAAAGGATTCAATGAGATGGCAAAACGTGGAAACCCCTACAGGTGCAAAATATGCAACCGGGCTGCAACCAAGTCAGGATATTGTCGCAGTTGCGAATTAAAACAAGGTAACTTGCCGCGGACTCAGGATAAGTACAATAAGCATGTACTCGAACCATTCGGCACCAAGATCGGAGAAGGCAGAGACATATTTTCTCCATTTATACCGACTTCGTTTGGGATAATCAGAGATAAGTTTCCAGTAGAACGATGACAACATCACAAGAAAGATTGGATAAGGGTCTTTGTCTCATGTGCGGAGATCCGCTGATAGCTCCTGTCAATGATTATCGTTGCTGTACTAAATGCACTTTCAAGATCCAAAAGGCGAAATATGAAGTAGAGATGAAAAGGGCGCGGGGGCATAATTTCAAGAAAACGGGTGTTATGATTCATAGAGGAGCGATTGCAATGCAGACAGCTCCACTTGGGAGGCCGGTAGATCCATGAGGTGTTATCTTTGTAAATCGGAATTTCGGATTGATAGTCTTAGGATGTTATCAGATAGATATCAAAGACTTATCAATAATGGTAATCCGAGAGATTGGTATGAATGCCCATCTTGTGAATTTATGTGGCAAGAGAATCAAATGACGGAAAAGGATCGAAAGCAGATCTATTTGAAATACCGTAATCATCAAATGAGAAAGACAACCGTAAAAGAGGAATTCGAGCGGATTAACAATATAGACTTTCCGGAATCCGAAAACAAACAAAGGGTGATGTGGTTAACCCAATTCTTAGATCGCCCTAAATCAATGTTGGATATAGGTAGCGGATTAGGGGTTTTCCCCCATGCAATGAGGCATTATGTCGATCAGATTTATTGTGTCGAGCCGGATCAGCAATCGGCAGAATTCATAAATAAACTTGGGATGACAAGTATCCAGGGTTTCTATCCGGATGTGAGAAATTGGTTGCCGGATGAGCGGTCTTTCGATCTGATTACACTTGTTCATGTTCTTGAGCATGTGCAGGACCCGATAAGTTTTCTCAAGAATATAAAGCAACATGATCTAACAGAGAAAGGGACTCTTTTTGTGGAAGTCCCGGATGTGGTTGAATTTGATTACCTGTCCCAAAACAATGACGAATTTAATTCTGTACATCTTTGGTTTTTCAATGCCTCGACATTAGATAGAGTTTTAAGAGAGGCCGGATTTAATGCATGGACAATAAGACGCAAGAAATACTCGAGGAGAAACTTATCACGAATAATGGCATTATGTTCAGGTAAATAGCATGGCAATATGGTTTCAGACAAGCAAAGGAAAAATCGAATTAGGCACTGCCACAGAAGAATGGAGCATAATGAGTGCCATAACACAAGTTGTCTTAAAATATCGCAAAGGCCCGATTGTCGAGATAGGAATGGGAGCCTCAAGTCTGATGTTTGCTGAACATGCTAAACGGGAAAAAGTCAAGTTGTATAGCTGTGATCTTGTTATGGGCGGGATATTCGGAAGCTTCCAAGATAAATTATTTAAAGATCACATTTGCTTTATCGGTAAATCAGAGGCTTTTATAAAACAATTTCAGGATATACCGGCAATAGTTTTCATTGATGGCCAGCATGACTATGAGGTTGTAAAAAAGGAAGCGGAATTCTTTCTAAGCATACTGGTAATGGGTGGAGTTATGTTCCTCCACGACACATTTCCATGTCAGGAGCATTATCTCACTAAAAATATGGCCCATGATGTGTATAAAGCGAGACAGGAATTAGAACAGAATCCAAACATAGATGTCCTCTCATTCCCTTATTCTGCTATCGATGCAGGGCTGACCATGGTTATGAAGCATCCTGAGAATGATGATAGGCCTTATTGGTTAAGGAATGGAAGAGTTAAATGATTGTTGTATGTGGCATTGGTAGAACTGGGACATCCGTAATCATGGAATGCCTGATAAAGAGTGGTTACAATGCCAGAGATCATAATTTATTCCCTTTGCTGGATTTAGAGGATAAAAGGTCTCGTCAAGAGATACTAGAAAATACAACATGGGGAATGATGAATGCTGAGATTTCTGTAGAGAGAGGTGTTGTTCGTTCTTATAAAATTCATCCTAATGCTATAGGAATAATTATGGGATTGCGAAAAAATAATCCAATAAGCAGTAAGATTTTATGCAGAATGGCGAGAACAATAGAATATTTTCATGAATCAAATATAGAAATACTAAAAGATCCTATGGGAATTTATGCTTATAAACGATGGATTGAGAATTTTGGTATATTTAAGAATGCAAAATGGATCTGGACAAGGCGGGAGCCATTAGAAAGAGCAAAATCAGAAGTGAGACATAAAATCGAATTACATGGATCAGAGATATTTCGAGGATTTACAACTAATGAATCTTTAAAGGTAGCCAGAAGATATGAAAAGGAACTTGCAAAGGTATTGCCTACAGTTAATTACATCGAGATATGGTTAGAGGATATTCTGAATAAGACGAAAGAGATAGGTGATAAACTATCAGAGTTTATCGGGGGGCAAATAGATATGTCTCCTGTCAATATAAAAGAGGTATGGGTGGGTAGAAATGTTGGACTCTAAAGGCAAACTAATTAATCCAGAGATTAGGATAGAGAATACAAATCGGTGCAATGCCTCATGTACTATGTGCGCCCATGACAAGATGACCAGACCAAAAGGTACGATGCCATATGAATTATTTTCAGAATTAGTTGACCAGGCAAAGGGTTTGGGAGCCACAACAATCTCAGTATTTGGGTTTGGGGAGCCACTCCTGGATGATGGATTAGCTGAAAAAATTGAGGGTTGTGAATATTACGGTTTAGATACTTTCATCACAACAAACGGCAGTATTTGCACATGGGAAAGAATGTATGATCTGTTTGTAGCAGGATTAGACCACATCCGGTTCAGTATTCATGGCCTGTATGATAATTATGAAAAGATCCATAAGGGCCTGAGGTTTGATAATGTTATGACTAATCTCTTCTCAACTATTCTTCTCAGAGATAAAATAGTTCCCGATTGCAAAATATCGGTAACGGCTATACCAGTAAATGATGATGAGATGGATCATTTCGAGATGTGGACTTTAGCGGGGGTAGACTATATCGAACTATGGAAATCTCATAACTGGTGTAATGTTAAAAATTATCGGAAAAAGACAGAGAAAAGAAAGGAATCATGTAAACGTCCGTTTTCCGGGCCACTTCAGATACAATGGGATGGGACGGTGATACCGTGTTGCTTCTTAACTGATAGCGAAGTGATACTTGGGGATGCTCATGAGCAGACCTTAGAGGGAATCCTAAAGGGTAAAGCCTATAGTGAATTCAGAGGAAAACACGAAAAGGGCGATCTCAAGGGGCTACCATGCGATTTATGCGATCAGTTAAATATAGAACAGGAATCACCTTTGCTATATTCCAATAGAGATCCGGAAAAGAATCTGGACACAACGAGTAGCATTAAATTCAAATTGTAAGGAGAATTATCATGGCTATAAGCCTTACAGAGCGATTTAAGACAGATATAGGCGGTAAACAGTTAATCATGTATGAATGTACTTTGGCAGCCCAGACGAACGCAATAACTGCCGCTTCCTTGGAATTGACCTATATCGAATCTTCCTGGATATCACCGATGAAGGAGACTTTGACCGCAGGCGCGGTAACCGGTATGGTGCTGAAATATGGCGCGGCTTCTACAGGCATAACCATAAGCGGTGTTGATGCGGATAGTACAGATAATAAGGTTATGCTTTGTGTCATCGGTTGGTAGTATAAACTTTAGATTATAAGGAGAATTTATCATGGCCGTTACATTAACTGAGCGATTCAAGGCCGATATAGGCGGCAAGAAATTAATCATGTATGAATGTGATCTTGCTGTCGATACCAATGCCATTACTGCCGCTTCACTGGGATTAACTTGGATTGAAGCCTCTTGGATTTGTCCGAAAAAACAAACCCTTAGCGCAGGATCAACAGCCGGCCAGGTACTCAAATATGGGGCCGCTTCTACAGGAATAACAATCTCCGGTGTGGATACTACTGCCGATGCTTGTATAATCGGCGTTATCGGTTGGTAAATAGGAATGAAAACAATCCTTCAGACGTTTTGCGTTGTTATAGTCGCTGTTGGCATTGTCATTGAAATTTATTATGGCGCAGATATAGGCTTTGTCTGTATTACCGCAGGCGGTCTGGCCTTTGGTATTTCAACAAAGATAGAGAAAAGGATGAAAAAAACTCTAAACTAAACAGGAGAACCTTAAAATGGCAACAACCACACTTACTGGAAATGTTCTTTACTCAGATGTCGAAGGGGCTGCGCTGATGACAAGAATGGTACGAGTTATCGCTATCTTCTGGGTGGCAGATGAGACGTCTGGCAAGGACATAGCGACTGACGATGACTTTCTTCTGAGCTCACAGACCGGAATGAGAATCATAGGGAAAAGGGCATCATTCATAGGAGACGATCTGGGCGTTGTATTCGGCTATCCGGGTGTTCCTTTCGATGGCCTCACCATTACTGCGTTGAATGGCGGTGTATGCTATGTGGTGATAGATTAATCGAATAACCAAGAAGGAGAAAAACGATGATCGATGACAAAATCCTGCATGGACTTATGCATCTGGCAAAGGAGATAGCAGAAAAACAGGCAGCAACTGAGAGCAAAGCCTTGATAGCAGATGATGTAACTGCTGTTTTTGATAAACTTGTAGAGAAGATGAAGGCGGCCCAGAGTGCTTGAATCAAAACTTAACCTAAATACTTGCATAGGCAAAGCCTGGGGTCTGATAGATGATGAGACCGGCGCTACCTTTTGGCCTACGAATGCCGGAGCTTGCTTCAACGCCGGTAATGCCCGTTTCCGGGTAGCAGGTGTCGATTTAGCGGCTCTTTATGCCTCTGCTGGCAATGATTATATGCTTTGGTTGTTCGATCACCTCTGGCGGGTTGCTGCAAAGGGCTATATAGATGTGGCGGATGATGCGGAGGCGACAGGGGGTGATTTATTCGATGCTGGAGCGGGAATATTCACTGCTGGAACTTATAGTTGGGTGGCATATGGAACCAATACGATTGCGAATGATGCTAATACTTTGAAGATTACTTGGGGAGATAATACCAATGGTGCATATCTTATATTAAAGGATGCAACCGATTTATCTTCAGATCTTACGGTTGGAAAATTATACAAACTAACATTTGATGCTAAAGTGGATGCTGGGGTCGTTACTTTCGTTGTTCAGACTAATACTGGTACAGGTCCTAATGTATCTGTTACTGAGACAGACTTTACTGGTAAAACTATTTACTTTGTAGCCACAACAGTAACAGAAGAGAAAATCAGAATGAGTGGGATGGACACAGACAACGATATCATCTGGCTCGACAATCTTGTCCTCGAAGAAGTAACCAATGTAGGAGCCGATGGTGTGTTGATAATGAGCACCAAAGGCGGCACAACACAATCCTGGGCAGATCTGGAGACAGGGATTGATCTGAATGATATTACTTACTTTGAGGTACTTATAGCAAAGTAAAAAGAAAAGAAATTTATTCTTGCCAGTCACGCATAGCCCTCACTGGTATTCCAGTGTAGGGCTTTTTTATTAGGAGACAAGATGTCGATAACAGATGACACAACTGGCTTAGATCAGTCATGGGCAGAGGATACCGTAGTAGCCTTCACAGCAGGCACTCTCAATACTGTCACTGACATGGTAACTGAGGTTGAAAGCAAGCTTAAAAGAGGCACCTTATCTACTTCCTCTTCCCCTGCGCTTGCCTCTGTCCAGAGATGGCTTGTCAGGGCAAAAGAAGAGCTTATGCAAGTTAAATCCTTCTCCTTCGCCCGTAGATTTGCCTACGCTACGCTGACTGCCGGAGATTACAGAATAGCTCTACCCCCTGATTATGCTGGTGGCCATGTAGTTTTACTGGACCAGAACAATGACAGAAATATCAAGATATGGCCTAACCATATCTTTGATCTGAAATATCCCGATATGGATGAGGAGGGGGATGATGAGCCGATAGTGGCAACCATCAAGGGCAGAGAGTTATGGATTTCTCCACCTGTAAGCGCAGGTATCAGACTTGAAATCCAATATGACCGATCCGGTGATGATAACACCCCTACAGACTTTTCTTTTCTACCTGAGATAGAACGGTTCGGATGTTGCGATTATGCCTTATCCGAAGCCGCTGAATCCCTGGAGGACTGGAATAAAGCAAAATGGTACAAGGGCAAGTGGAACGATAGAGTCGGCAGAAGTCGCAGGGCAGATGCAAGAAGGAAATGGAAGAATATAGGCTTTAGAGCAATAAGTTGTTTTGAAGAAATAGGAGCGAGAACTTATCAGCAAGGGAGATAATTATGGTTTGGAATGCGGACATCCCGGCAATGGCGAATCAGATATCGAATGACATTCCCGATGTTGAAGAAAATCTGGCTTGCTTGGGGCCTTATCCTAAAATATGGGTTCCGGCAGGCGCTATGGTGCAGCAAGTGACTAGTGGGCCAGAGGCAAAACAAGAAGAATATACCACGAATAACATTATGGTGGAATACCTGAGTTTTGATGGCACCGTTGCGGAAATTGGCACAGTCAATATTACAATGCCTCTTAATTGGGATGGAGGCACAATTAAAGCTAAATTCTACTGGGATGCAGCAACGGGAGCAAGTGCAGATGATGGTGTTGTATGGGGCATTCGGGGATTATCATTGACTGAAGCTGATAACATAGATACGGGTCTTGGTACACCCCAAGAGGTAACGGATGCAGTAACAGCAGTAGGCAAGATGCATATTACATCTGCCACACCCGCTGTGACTATCGCAGGGAGTCCCTTGGCAGGTCATATGATTCATTTTGTTATCTATCGAAATCCTCCCAGTGGATCAGATACTATGGCTGAAGATGCAAAATTGATAGGTATTCTTATTCAATATACCATTGCAACTGCAATAGAGACGAGCTGGTAATGAGTAGAGCAATTCATACGCTTATAAGCGGGGGGAACATGGTTACACCTCATGTATGGAACCATATTCTAAATCAAAAACCCGCACTTCTTCTTCACTTCGATGGAGCGGACGCAGCAACGGCGACCAGCGATTCAGGGGGAACAGGGCATACTATTAACTTTAACGGTAACGCCCAGTTAGACACAGACCAGAGTAAATTCTTTGGTTCTTCATTATTGCTGGATGGTTCTCTAGACTGGCTCGATATAGATGACCATGCGGATTGGGATATTTCAACTAATTGGACAGCGGATTTGTGGGTGAAGCATGCAAATCATTTAGGAACAGAATCTTATATAAGTCAATATGAAGATGCATCCAATAGGTGGCAGTTAAGGCATACTGATGCCGTTGGTATTCGGTTGACAGTAATAAGTGAAGGGAATTATCTTATAGAGATCTCTGGAGGCGAAATTACAGATACAAACTGGCATCATATAGCTCTATGTAAAGTAGGCAATAAACATGGTCTTTATAAAGATGGAGTTCAATTTCAATATGTATCACAAGCCTCTGTATATACATTTGCTGGTTCCCTTTATATAGGTAATCTAAGTCCCATTCACGAACAGTGTTTTGCCGGTCATTTGGATGAAATAAGAATTGTAAAAGCAAATGTATTTAATGCGGCTCCCGTTGTCGGCCTTACTGATAAAATCACAGTACCATGTTTACCTTATACATCATGGCGTTAAATGAACTATCTAACTTTAAAACCCATATTAGGCACAAAAAATAACTGTGCAATAGACAGCATTACTCTTATGCAGCCTTTAGATCCGGAGGGTAAAGTCTGGGCCTGTCATGATACTGGAGGCCAGAACTTTGACCTGGAAAGAGAAAAGGATTCTTGCTGTAAGGCTTACGGCAGGGCGCAGTGGAGTAATACTGCCACCTCATGTGAAACTGTTACTGGCTCGGTATGTCTGGGCCTACATGAATTATGGGATGGCACAAATAGAAAGCAATTCATTTTCGATAGCGGCCAGGTTTACAGATACGATGCCAGTCGAGATCCGGTTCTAATAACCGATTCAACCTCAATCACATTCGCTCTGAATGCCATAGATCTATATTCCATTATCCAGTATGGCGCTCATATGGTGTTTGCAGATAATGGAGAACATACACCTTATAAATGTGATCATGATGATACGGCTTTAACAAAACTAATAGATACAGGTGATGAGTTTCAGCCTAAATACCTTCTGAATTTTACCAACAGAATAATAGGTCTCTATAATACTCAACAAACAAATCCTGACATAGACATAAGATATACAGACGCCCTGGCCGTCACAGAGTTCCCGGCAGCAAATCAGTTATACAAAGAGGGAGATTCTATCACAGGGGGTCATGTATTAGGCCACAATGCAGCCTTTATCTTTGGTGAGACTGACATATATAGGATGGACTATTATAGTGCTCAGAGTCCCGTTTTTAGCCTCCTACAAGTATTAAAAGGCTGGGGTAGTGTAAATCATTCTTGCATTGTAAGTGATGGCACATTCCTTTATTTCTTTGATCAACAGAAAGGCTTCTGTAAGTTCGATGGCACAAGAGAACCGCTTGTAATCTCTGAACCTTATGATGGTATGATATCTCGTATTCCTACTGCTTACAATAATCTGATAACAAGTACCTGGATACCATTCACCAATGAACTTGCCTGGAATATTCCGGTCGATAATGACACCAACCCATCTAAAATAATCTTTTTCAACAGAAATACGGGCCAATGGCGACATGAGAATAAAGTTGTCAGATGCTTGAATACATGGCGATATTGGGCAGACATGACATGGGAGGATCTTGCAATATTAACAGATGATGCCTGGCCTGCTGATTTCTGGAGTTATTATACATCTGAAATTTCCAAACTTGTCATGGATGGGAATAATGGTCATCTTTATGCCTCCGTATCCGAGGGGGATGATGCTGCAAACTGGGAATCTTACAGGATAGAGCCTATTCTACCTTTGCCGGATAAGACAAGAATGAAAAGGATCCTGGAAGTATGGTTCGGGATAGCACAAAAACAGGCAGCCAATATCGATCTTTATTGGCGTGGGGGGGATACCCCCGGTGAGGTTAAAGGAGCTTCATGGAAATCAGTAGGTTCGGTGAGCATGAATAATCCTGATGATGCAGTTATCTATATGGATGAGACGGCGAGACTGAATCAGATTAAATGGGGCACCGATCTGAAAAATGAGCCATATAGTATAAATGAGATAAGAATCGGATTTCAGATGCAGGGGAATTATTAATGGATTGAAATATGGAAGAAGTTAAAAGAGAAATTGCACTTGTGAATAACTTAGATTATCTCCAGCAGTCTATGTGGCCCTTAATTGTGGAATTTTCCGATATTTTAAAAGAACCGAATATGTCAGCGCATAGCATTATGAGTTATTTCATGTATGGAACTATAGAATTATGGGCGGCAATAAAGGATGAGAAACCAATCGGGTTTACTTGTTTTCAACTGGCAGGGCCCCCGTATTATTCCACTGGCATTCGTAACTTTATCTTTATGAAAGAGAAGGATGAGGAGTTAGTTCAGAAACTTTATGAGGCTTTTCCAGATTTTTTAAAAAAGAATAATCTCAAATATTTCATGTTTCATTCTCAGAATAAGAAATTGGGGATTCATCTTCGAGAAAGATTGGAACCTTTTGGGCTTGAGACATTGAAAAGTGAATATATCCATATCGGAAAAAGGAGAATAGGAAGTAATTATAAACGAAAGTATGTGAAGAAATCGGAAGGAGATTAAAATGGGATATGCAGCAGCCGTAGGTGGAGCGGCACTATTATATCAAATGTATTCAGATCGGCAAAATCAACGATTACAAAAAGAGTTAAGCCAACCTCTTCCCACTTATCTCAGATATGCCTGGAATCCGACGCAGCGCCAGATGTATAACTGGATGGCTCCGATGATGGGTGGTATGTACGGCGCTCAGGCCGGCACTATTCCAACGGCGGCAAATCTTGCAGGGCAAACGGATATAGCAGCATTTGAGAAGCCACCGGAAAGCAGACAATATGGTGGCCCCGTAGGTCAGGCACCTTATCTTGTCGGAGAAGCAGGGCCGGAGGTATTCGTGCCGGAGCAACGTGGGCAAGTTATACCATTGACACCGGGGCAACAAAGAGGGCCGGTAACGCCAGGGATGCAGCCAGGTATGCAACCAGGGATGCAGCCAGGAATGCGGCCAACAATGCCATTGACGCCGAGGCAACAAGGCGGACCTGTAGTCCCTCCAGGGGACCAATGGTTAGATCCAATACCTTTGCCGACTCCCGGAGCTGCCGTTACACAGCCAGGGCAAACATTTGATCCGGCTGCTATAGGGCAAGCGCCTGCACCTACTGCCGGTTGGTATGCTGGCCTTGATCCGAACGTGAGGGCAGGGATAGAAGAGCCCTATATGCGTGGAATGGAAATGATGGGCCAGCAATTACAAGGCAGAGGTGCTTATGGCGCTCAGCGAGCAGGCCCTTCAGGCGCAGCAGCAGATGTTATGGGTCAGTATATGCAAAAAGCCGCACCTTCAATGGCAATGACTGGATGGGGAATGATGGCGCCCGGATTGTTGGAGAAACAAAGACAGCAATATGGGGCATCTCAGCAAGCGGCCGGATATGGCGCACAATCAACTCTGCAAGCTCAAGGAGCCGCAGATCAGGCAGCTATGTTGCAACAACAGCAAGCATGGCAAGGAGAGATGATGCCTTATCAGATGATGCAAGCAATGTTGCCTGATATGATGCCTGAAGCAATCACAAGTAGCGCAGATATATATTTTCCTGGAGAAACGCCTGCGCCTGCTGCTGCGGGAGGCTACCCTGCTGCGGGAGGCTACCCTGGTGAAACACAACAGCCAAGCATTGATCCAGCCACAGGGCAGCAGTATTACCCAGGTGGGACAGGTGGGTAGATAATTTAAAACGGAGATAGATATGATTACCAATATCCCGGCCCAATTTAGACCAAGGCCATATGAAAGTCCTTTTCAAAGACAGATGCCACAATTCTTGATGAGTATGATGGGGTATTACTTTCAGCATAAGTTAGGAAAGGAAAAATTTGAGGAAGAATTTGAAACGGGTCAATTTGCAAAAGAAGAGCAATTGTCACAAAAATTACTATCTGAAGGTTGGACGGAATATCAACCGGAAGAAATGGGATTGCGAGGATATGGTGGGCAGCCCTCAACAAAAGCAGATTTGACTTTTAAAAGAACGGGTACAAAACTCACAAGACCTACCCTGAAATTAGAAAAATTGGAAAAAGGTGGCACAATTTGGAAATATGGAAATCAGGCTGGCTATATCCCACCCGAAACATTTAATATGGACAGAATTATATACGAACAACATGGATTACTAAGGAAGGATGGCAAACTATTTAAACCAACAAAAGATGGTGGACTTAAAGAATTTTATCCTCAAATTAAACATGGCAAACCTGTAATAAACAGTAAGGGTGATGTATTTTATCCTGCTTTTACTCCAGAAGGCCAAAGAATAAAAGAATACGATCTTACAATTACAGGGGCAGGAAAAAAACAGGCTTTGATTGAACAATATGAATATGCCAAAGAACAAGGCTATAAGGATAGTTTTACAGAATGGAAAAAAACTATGGCAACGGCGGGGGCATCCCAAATTAATATCGGCATGGAGAAACTTAAAATTGGAAAAGCGATAACCGTAGGGGGAAAAAGGCTAATCCTCACAAAAGGTAGACAGGATAAAGCTATTTATGGGGCCGAAGGCCCTCAATTCAATAATATGAATACCCAGAATGAAGTAGCTTACTGGGATAGCACAAGTTTCGATAATAGAACGAAAATCATAAAACTGCCACAAGAAGCAATTGCCGCAGAATGGACGCCGGCAAAAGTACAAAATAAAGCAAATAAGACAGGAATGACAGTTGAGCAAGTCCTCAAGGAAATTGGGGTACTTAAATGAAAGTATTGTCTCCCGAAGAATTTGATGACAAACATAAAACCAAAGCTACAATCCTTTCACCAGGAGAATTTGATAAGAAGATTGGTAAAACTGCTATTCTCAGTCCAGAAGAATTCGATAAAAGACATGGCGGCGCTTCTGGCGGTTTTGGTCCAAGCCCTGTAGAAAAAATCATTGATTATGCTACAGCTGGTCATATCACTTATGATCCTGAAAAACTAAAACCACAACAATGGGAAAGACCTAAAGGAGAAGCAGGAGAAGCAATAAAGTATTTATGGGGAAAATATGAAAAAGATCAAGATTTAAAAGCTCTCCAACAAGGTTTTGACCGTCTTTCTAAACAATTCCCTGAAATTGCTAAAAGAGCACCTACCACTCGTATGGGCTATTTCGAAGAGCCTACAGGGGCAGCATTGGCCGCTACAGTAGCGGGAGGATATGGAGCAGCCCGTACCGGAGCGGGTCTACTTGGTATAGGTAAAGTAGCCATCAAAAAAGGGGCGGCTTGGCTTACAGGTGGAGTAAGTGATATCCCTGGTGCTGGTCTAAAGGCTGGAGTCAAGGCGCTATCAGCAAAGCAGTTAGAAAAAACTATGGTTAAGGCTGCGGCTGAAAAGTTTGGAAGAGAAATAATGGCTGAAGCTGCTACAGCACAGGCGGCTAAAATTAGTAGGGCCGCTCCTGCCATCGCAAGAATCGGTACTGCAATAAAAGAAGCAGCATCCAAACGTAAAATGCAAGAAACATTATACTCTATAGAGCGGGGTAAGCGAATAGAAAAAGCAATGGCAGTAAAAGTAAAAGGAGAAAAAGGTTTTATTATACAAAAGAGCAAATTGAAAGGGGAACTGCCAAAAGTAGAATATGAATCAATACGGACTAAAGTAACTCAGCAAGATATTGATGATTTGTTTGAATTGGTCCATGAATCTCCTGCGGTTGAAGGATGGGACGAAATTACAGCGGGGGAAGGTTTAGCAAGGCTCGTAGGGGCACAAGGCGGAGTGCTACCTACTGATAGCCAATTAGCAATGCTGCGTAAGGTTTTCCCACCTGACTTTATTAAAACATTATTGAAAAAAAGAACCACTTGGCAAAAAGTCAAGAAGGGCACTGCTGAAGCATTGAATATACCACGGGCTTTGATGTCTTCTTTTGACTTGTCAGCACCTTTCAGACAAGGGCTTATGCTTATAAGTCATCCCAAGCGATTTTTCTCCAGCTTTAAAAGAATGTTCAAGTTATTTGGAAGTGAAAAAAGTTTTGCAGCCCTGCAAGAATCAATAAAGCAAAAACCTACTTATAATTTGATGCGGGAAAGCAAACTTGCCTTAACTGAATTAGGTCAAGAAATAGGCCTGAGGGAAGAAATCTTCATGTCCTCATGGGCTGAAAAAATACCAGGTATAGGACGAGGTGTTAGGGCATCCAGCAGGGCCTATGTAGGATTTCTTAATAAGCTAAGAGCAGATGTGTTTGAGGATTTGATTAGGCAAGCTGATAAACTTGGACTCAATGCTTCAAAAAATATAGATTTAAGTACCGAAATAGCAAAATTCGTCAATGCAGCATCAGGAAGGGGCTCATTAGGAGGTTTAGAGAAATCTGCCGTTATGTTAAACTCTGCTTTATTTTCCCCCCGTTTAATGGCAGCTCGTCTTACTTTACTCAATCCTGCATATTATATTAATGCAAGCCCTTTTGTAAGAAAAGAGGCTTTAAAATCATTGTTTGTCCTTACGGGAATGACAACAACAGTCTTAGGGCTGGCAAAGCTTGGAGGTGCAGATGTTGGTACAGACCCCAGAAGTGCCGATTTTCTTAAAATTAAAATAGGTAATACCAGGATTGATATACTGGGAGGGTTTCAGCAGTATATGAGAGCTGCGGGACAGATACTTTCAGGGGAATATGTTAGCTCAACAACGGGTAAAGTTATAACTCTCGGGGAGGGGTATCGGCCATTAACTCGTTGGGAAATCGGGGGAAGGTTCCTTGAATCGAAATTTGCTCCGGTACTTTCTTTCGTTAAAACGATGCTGGGAGAAAAGGAAATTGGGGGTAAGGAAGTTAAAGTATCTGAAGAAATAGCCAAAAGATTTACGCCGATGGTAATACAAGATATATATGATCTTGCTAAAGAAGATCCGGAATTAATACCCCTTGCAGGTCTGGGTGTATTCGGTGTTGGTTTGCAAACATATGGGCCACGCAGAAGAAAAGCAAAAGGCATTAAGGGCATAGAGGGAATAGGAAGATTATGAAACTATACTATCCCCCCAAAACAGATATCCTGCACTTAGACGTTTGGCTTGAAAGGTTGGTTAAGGAATTAGAACCCTATTTAATAGATTCACCCACCTTTACAGGGCAAGCTACTATCCCTACCATCGATCTCACAGGCGGCCAAATAGCCTTTCCCGCCACAGCCGTTCCAAGCGCAGACCCAAACACACTGGATGATTATGAGGAGGGAGGTTTCACGCTTGGCATGTTTGATGCCTCTGGAGGTGGAAACGAGGCAACTTATACTGTTCATGCAGGAAAATATGTCAAGATTGGCAAGTGTGTACATTTTATTATTGTGATGGAAATAGCTGGGGTTGGCGGGATGACAGGCGCTAATGATGCCTTTTTCCGTGATTTGCCTTTCCCGGTTGGAACTATAGCAGCAGCGTATGATCAAACAGGACCAGTCTATTTACATAATGTTACGTTCAATGGTACTCCAGTAATAGAAATACAGGCCGCTGGCGGAGAATATTTTAAAATTGCCGAAGTTACAAGCGGGACGGTTGTCGATTATGTGACAGTGGCCGAATTTGGTACAGGGTGCATGTATGTCACAGGCACATATTTCATATAAAAGGAGGCGAGACATGATAGCAAAAATCAATAAATTTCATCATTCAGTTACAGAGAATGGTAACATCCAGGTAAGGATTGTGACTGAATATATCAAGGATGGGAAAGTCATAGACGAGAAGTATGGCGACCCCATGACACCTGCTGATGTAAACAATATGGAAGGATGGGATGATAAAAGTAAGGATATAGTTGCGGCGATTACTGATAAGAAGGTGCTGGCTGACTTTGATGCTGAGAAACAAGAACCCACTGGGGTTGGTCTTGAGGAAATAATAAAATATGATAGAATTCCTGAAGAAGATGGCAAGATAGCAGTCCGAAGGATAACCAGAATCTTTGATGAAGAAAAAGAAGTCTCAAAAAAATACCATCGAAGTTGGATAATGCCAGGGGATGATCCTTCTAGTGCCGATGTGATGTCAAAAGCAGTGGCTAAGAAGATTCACACGGCTGAGGTCATAGAGGCATATAAGGCGAAGATGACAGAAACTAACCTTTAAATTGGAGGATTAAAAATGGAATGGATCTTCGCAAATTGGGAATGGATTTTATTGGGTTTTTTCGTGGCTGAAAAGATTGTTAAGATTACGCCATGGCCTTACGATGATATCGCTGTTGATATTATCGGTATGGCTATAAAGAAATTATCATCAAAAAAGGAAAAAGGTCAATAATTAATCCTAGAGAATGATATTTCTAACGGATGGGTAACTTGCGCCCGATCAGGGCGTCAAGTTCACCCGCTTGTTAGATTCCCAATATTTGCACCCAGTTTTAAACACATCCAAAGTTTCCCAATCTTCGTCATTAGGCATTTCTTCAAAGATAGAGCATGGCCCCTGGTCATATCCAAGATAATTCGGGTAAGCGTTTTTGCAATTATGACAATTTTGCTTATTCATAGCAATCTAACGTCAAGCTGACCTGCGCTTCCGAGCGTCAGGTCCAGCGACTTGTTAGATTGCTGGCAGACAGGGTTTAAACCTGCGCTCAAGGTCAAATAGTCATAAACTACAATCTATTAGCTGCTGGAACTTGAGATACAAACAGCCCTTGTATATGTCTACCATGACAACTCTGCCAGCTTTTTCAATGAAAACTAATCATTCGCTTTTTTTTCCGTATCTTTCTGTGTTTGATCTTCCTTTCCCTTTTCATAATCATTCCATCTTTTATGATCAGAAGAACCACCCCACGGATTTCCACCTTTGCCGCTAGCAGCAGCCTCTCTTCCGGCTTGGTATGCTTCAGTTCTTGCCATTGTTATCGCCTCCTTTCAATCTAACGTAGCAATCAGCCGCCGGGTGCCCGCAATGGACAATCACACTGATTTGGCAATTTTCTACATTCTGGACAAACTAAATCGGGCCGGCTATTACCCGGTCGGCTGCATTGACTGGTTAGATTTTTTCCATGCAAAGCATCCAAAGCCATTTTTTCAATAGTTTCAAGATAAAGACTGCATTCTTTTCGTTCAGAAGCATAGTCTAGGATATTGCTGAGAGCTTCTCTGTAATATTTTTCTAACATTACTTAAACCTCAAAAAAATCTAACAATAGATAGACATAAAAAACTAAACAAACTACTCCCCAACCTGACTATCATACTCCTTCCATGTGATACATTTCTCCCGGACTTGATATATGCACTCATTACACATTGTGTATTTGATCAGCGTTTCATCTCTATGTGAGCAAGGCACTAAAACCACCCCCATATCATCGGTTTCTGATCCGGTAACATAATGGAGAATTTTGGCATCTACGATTTGTTGTGCTTCCATATCAGATAGTTTAGTTTCTTCCGGTTTATCATTAGCAGACTCATCCTCTTTCTCCAGCACCTCATCCAGTGGATATGGTCGGTCTGCGAAGTGCTTCTGAAACTCTGCCCGGATTGCGTCTTTATCCTCCTGAGACATGACAAGGATTTTGTCCGCATTATCTTTCATCCATTTGTTGAACTTTAATTTGGTGAGGTTTTTGTAGGGCGGGGCCTCATCTGTGGTAGATGTCTCTTCAGCCTTTTTCTCTGTTTTATCAGAAGTCTCGACATCCTTGGTTTCATAAATATCTTTCCCCGCAGGCTGTGTGCCTTTCCCTTTGAGCGTATCGGCAACCGATTCTTTCACCTTATATGACCCATCTGGCATTTTCCTCATTTCGGTTATGTCTTGAAGCTCTTCAACCGTATGCATGCCGAGTTTAAGTTCAGGACAGTTCTTGTTGGAAAACCATGAAGCGCAGCGGTAATAGAACATCATTTCCGACATGGTGCGCCACTTGTTTGATGGTACCGTGCCATCTGGCCCTTTTTTATCATACCATCCATTATCTTTCACAAGTTGCCAAGTAATCTTGGGACCCGTTACTCTTTTCCCACTTTTTGCCTCAATTATAAAAGCCTGACATCCATATTCACTAGGGACGGCGGCTTTCAGGACCTTTCTTCTTTCTGTGATTTTATCCTCGGGGTCCAGCCATTCATATTCCAATGGCTGTGAATATTTTGCACTCTGATTAATAATGGCTTCGACCAGCTTCCCTTCAATCCCTGGGTTGCCATGCACGATATGAAGGCATTGCATTACCATAAAAGGATCTGCCTGCAACCTCATGGCATAGTTTAGCCCAATCATACAGTTGCCGACATTATTTTGGAAATGCTGCGGAATCATTGTTGAGTTAGCGAACATTGTAGCTACTCGTTGCGCTTGCTCAAACATTGCCACATTAAAAAAGACCGATGTCTCATTTGATAACAAATCTGCTCTTACTTCTGCCGGTAGTTTTTCTTCTTGTATTTTTTCTTTTTTTGCTTCCATTTGAAACTCCTATTTTAATTGTTATCTACTATGTAACCTAACATTCTTTTAAGTTCGTGAATAAATTCAACAATCGTATTTGGCGATAGATATAAAAGTTGATCATTGTGTCCAGTTTCATTACCTTCAACCATAATTGCTTTGGATACTACATCAAATCGAATAACAGCTTTACAATTCTTGTCTCCACAGGCGCATTTAATCATGATTAAATTTCCTCTTTAAAGTTATAATCAAGGCACATTTTCCCTAATGTCTCAAAAATATCTAAATATTTGCAAGGTGCAGCATCGCCATCTATATTGATGTTTGCAATTCTCATGGCATTCTCTATCATTCTGCGTAGATAACACAAATGGAAATGCTTGCAGTTAAAACAGGTTCGATCTTTTTCCATAAATACCTTTAATCCCAAATAACCATATCTACCCTCTCTTTAGCATAGTCAGGCGAACCAAGATCCTCGCACTCCGAGCTATATCCATGCCACTCATCTTTCCCCAGGCAATCCTTATAGAGCGTCATGGACTCATGGTATTTTTTATAGCCGGTGGCCAGCATTTCATCATCGGCCCGATAGATCTTTAGGCCATGATAGCCCTCCGATTCTATAGCGATGAACTTAAACTCGCTATGTGCCTCCCCTGTAATCTGTGTTACACCGTAAAGCCCCATATACGCTTGCAAGTCATATCCATGAGTAAAGGCCGATGCTCGAAAAGGGAATTTGCGGGCATCTCTACAACTCTTGAGATCGATTATTACTGGCTGGGCTTTGTTAATATAATCCAAGCGGATTTTGACCAGGATACCATATTCAGGATCTACGAAATATCCCGATATTTCCGCTTCTCCATCACATAGCAGATCCATAGCATTCTGATCGGCATGGATGACACCGGCCATCTCTCGGATATTCTGGACCTCGGCAGGATCAAGGATTGTCTGGCCCTTTGCCTCTGCCGCTTCTTCAAATGCTGCTTTCCGAGTTCCCATACCTTTATTGGGATTTTCTTTCGTCCCGGGTTTGCAGTCCTGCGGCAATACAATATATTCCTTCTCAAAACGCTCGGGTTCCAGCACTGCGGCATGTTCACCATCTCCAACACGGAGAGGTTTAGTGCCGGTAGGGTTTTCCTGTTTGTATTGCATATGCCCGGCAGATCGCAATATCTCATGGAGAGACGAGCGATTAATTCCAGGGCCGTTTATATAGTTCCATAGTGATTGTCTGTAAAATCCTGGCTTGATTTCTTCTGACATTAGTTACCTCCAATTAATGTTTATTGCGTCACCCAAAAAACAGGCCGATACCCCTTTTTCAGGGCATCTTGTAATTCTTTCTCCTGGTCGATATTGAGCTTGATGGTGCCCTGAAAGGTTGAGCCACCATGAAAATCACTCATTGCCAAATCGACACCTTTAAGCGTGTGATAAATGGTTTTTCCTTCCTCCAGCCAGTCGTCAAAGACTAATTTGATTTTCATTATAACTCCTGAGCATTCTTTATAATTTCTCTGCCTGCGCTTTGATAGTTGCTTTTACACTGTCTATGATAAACACAGCCCCCTTTAGGCCTGTAACTGCGTATATAAAGATTATTAGGATCATCATATTTGCCACATATCCAACATTTTCTCCATGATGCATGACCACAGGCGTAAAAAGCTCTTTTTCGTTAATGCCTCAGCCTGATAAGGCTTCCAAAATCTCATTTCCTATGTCATAGATTTGTGTCCTGACTGATTTAAGCAGGTCTCTAAACTCATCCAGTTGAAGCTCTGGGTATGGGATATTTTCTTGTAGGTAATTGGCAAAGTCTTCCATTTTGCTTCGGTCAGGTTTTAGCGCTTCTTCCCGGGCCTTCTCCGCCTCATCAGCCTTTTTCTTCGCCTCTTTCTTTAAAGCATCGTCTACGACCTTTTGAGCGGCGGTGGCCTCGGCCTTCTTTGTGGCTTCTTTCTCAAATTTCTCCCTTTCCTTCCTATCCGCTTCCGCTTGCTTCTCAGCAGCCAGCTCAGCCTTGTCATCATCAATTTTCTTCTGGGCCAATCTTATCTTCAGGTTGGCCTTATCGATAACGACCTGATCCGCCTCCTGCTTTAATTGAATCTTCGCCAAACGCTCAGCCTCTGCCCTGCGCCTTGCCTCTTCATTGTTGAGCTTGATTCGGGCGGTTATGGCATCTTGCACAGCATTGTAAGAGTCATCCAAGACTTTTGTGGCTTCGTCCGTAAATTCCTGATATTCTTCTACTGTAATCTCCATGTCCTCAAGGCTGGTGGATAGTTCCCGTAGATGTTCCAGAATCATCACACCAAGGACAGTAGGCATGGCCGATTCTTGTATTTTGAAGATCTCTGCTCTGATATTCTCTTTTCTCTCTTCTTCCAGGTGGATCTTTTCCGCCTTAATTCCATCCAAGCGGGCATCTTCGGTTTTAAGTTCAGATTTAAATCGTTCTTCATAGGGAGCCATAGGATTAGCAAGCATTTCGGCAGCTTTATTGATATTCGAAATCGATTTCTCAACCAATCCTCGATAATTCCTTCCCAATACTAGCCGTCTTTCCTCGACCCCAGTCCTTGTACGCACCAGGGCCGTCAAAACCGACCTAACTTCCTTATAGGACTTGGGGTCCCCCTCGACCACCTTCAGGCTATCATATGCCTTTAGTCGCTCTGCTATTTCCGCAGGAGTGATTTTGTAGAGAGTGATGGCCTTACTTGGATTATTTATTATTGTTAATTCTTGGTTGACTGTCTCTTTCTTTTCTTTAGGCATAGTGCCTCCTTTCCCTCTACTTTTGGCTCCACAGGACAATCATTATAGGTTCTTTTGCTCAATAAAAGATCCCTCGGGATGATTCGCCCGTCGATTTTGCATTTTATTGTCTCTTTGGTAGCCAGGAATTTTTCGATGCAATACCAACAGATCATAATATCATCCCCCTACCGGCGGCCCCAACATTCTCGGCAAATTGCGAAACCATCCGGACAGGGGATCTCCCCTGATCCATCACAAGTGCCACAGATATTGGATTTGCTTGTTATGCGCTCTAAAACATGCAAACCTGCCTTAGTATATCCACAGCGTTTCCATCCGGCGCATATAAAACACCAGCCTGGATTCCTTGATTTAATAACCTCCGCCCGAATGTAAGTGTAGTGCCTCTCACCAGACCAGCAGAAATCAGCAATGGCGTCAGCCTCTCGGATAAGGTCAGATGAGAGATATTCTGATTCGTTTCTAAACACGGCACAGTTGATTCCTTCTTGTCCACTGTCATCTATAAATTTTCTCCATACAAAGAGGGCTGATCGATCTGGGAGAGTCAGAATAATATGCTGTCCAGGACCAACAAGTTGGCGAATCTTCGGCCTTGGATTTTTCCAGCTGGAATAATGCCGTCGGTATAATTCATATAATTCTAATTCTCCATCTTGACCGATTATCCATTTAGGTTCTTTACGCATAACAAATAATTTAAAAGCGAGCCACCAACCTCCTGGCACCTATACTGCGCTTTCCATTAGCTATGCAGCTTACCTCTTTTGTTGGCTCCCCGACCCTTGTCTTTCAACGGCTCGCTTAAAAGGTGAGGGGGATTTCACCCCTCTGCGGTATTGACACCCGGCATTATTGCAGCACGGGAACCTCTGCGGGATTTCGATGAGAGGAACCTTTGGCCTCCTTTTTGGAAGGTGGCCCCCAAGGCCTACTGAGACTCTACCTCCCGCTGTCGTCTTGTCGTTTAACCCCTCAGATATTTAATTGCTGGCAGGTGCCAGCAACCTCCTATTAGCCTCAAAATAAATCTTCTTGCAATACTGCATTCTTAAATGGGCTATATTCCCTTGCCTTAGCCAGGGCCACAAGCGCCTCCTTTTCGCTGTTAAACTCCTTGGAATTTTCTTCGATTAATGTTCGAGGCGGATCACCATCGCCATCTGCAAGCCATACACCCATTTCAAGTTGTACTTTCATATAACACCATCCATAGTTATTTGGGTTTTAGGTGGCTCACCGGCACCTCCCACATATCATCCGGCTGTATCCCATGCTTTGCCTACGCATAGGCTTTTGAAACCTCCCTCTTGCCACCTAACTTCTACCAGACGAGATCTTTTTCAGCCTCAGTCACTTCCCGGTTGGCGATTTCAAAGGCTTCCTTCGGAGACCAGGACACATACCCATCAGGATATGTTACCATGTAGCCTTCGCGGTTATCATGGTTTAGCGGTACATTTTCTCGCTTAACCTCTGCGAGAAATGTATGCTCATTCATCGGGATGCCTCGATATAGCTTCGAGCTAATGTACAGTTTTTCTTCATCCATGTTTTATCCTCTCTTTTAAGGTTGATAAATCCTTTCTTTCCTCTCACCATCAAATAGGGAGCTGGCAGATCGGTTTTTCACCGATAGGGTAAATCATATAATTGGCTATTATAGTTTCTTCACAAATAGAGATATCATCCCCCTCTATCTGTCCCTTTCGACTCTCGTCTACTCAGATTTTTGCGTCAATGCCACTCAACGCAGGCACGTTTCCCCCCCCGTACCACTGCCAGCATATATTAATTGGCACTTTTCTCAATAACCAGCAGACAGGACTTTCACCCTACTTCTGCGGTATTAAGACTCTTTTTCAGCTTTTTCCATTAACTGGTCTAAGGCTATCTCTGTTTGCTTTACCTCGATATGCAGGTGTCCTATGAGATCCTTTAGATGCTTTTTGTTTAGGACATTAGGCCCATGCAGTATAAACTCCTCACATGCACCGTAGAAAATACGAGTATACCTAAGCTTTGTCTTTAATTCATTTATCATTCCCTCATAATCAGGTTTGCACTCTTGTCTTACATTGCCTAATGTCTTGCCTGATGGTGTATCTTCTGCCCAGTCTGATGATTCCATAAGATCTCCTTATTTAATGTTGATAAATACTTTCTTTCCTCACACCATCGGCTCTCAGACCTTTTAAGCTTTCCCAGGGGGTCCGCTATTGGTCAGTTGAGAGCGGGTAGGCGTTTGGCCCTCTCATTTCCACAGGTACAGAGTGATCCAGGCCAGGGTGAGAGAGTGGCCGTGAAATCTTACTTGTTATCCTCTATACCTTTTCGTAAGCGCCTGGGATGCAAATGCCGAGCTTTCTCTTCTTTGGATATTTTGACAGACTCATTAAATCTGGCTTTGCCTGTCTTCTTGAGTCTGGAAATACTTGATGTGATTTTGTTCATAATTACTCCTTTTGATTCGATGATTGATTTTGAGTCAGCATAGCGCAGTTGAATGGGAATGTCAAGAAAAAAATTACTATAAAATAAAAAAAAGTTGACATCTCGATATTTTTTAATATAGAATAGATAATCATGAAAATCAATAGCGAAAAAATAATAAAAGAGCTTGAAAGAAGAGGGTGGTCAAAATACAGGCTCGCCAAGGAGTTAAACATGACCAGGCAAGGTCTTTATACTCTTCTGAATAGGAGGACATGCCCCTTTCCTAAACTGGATCAGATAGGGATTCTACTAAACTATGAATCCAAGGATCTTTTAGAGTAAAATGGAGGTTAAGAAAATCAAAGTCACCATTATTGGAAGCACACAATATCGAGACAGAATTATTCGCCATAGGTCTGGACTTATCAGAGAAGGTCATAAGGTAGAAATACCAGCTTTTGATGACCATGAATTAGACGAGCTCGGCATCTGCGAGCATAACAGATCTCTTATCGAGTGGGCAGATAGGGTAGACATCTTCTGGGATCAGCGGTCTATGGGAACTATTTTCGATTTTGGTATGGCCTTTGCCCTGAGCAAACCGATCAAGATAATCTACTTGGAGCCAAAAACCTTTGCAAACGTAATGAGGCGTTATGAAACTCAAGGACTGGCTTTTGTGCCCCGCTAAAGATTGCTCTACAACCCTGGACATCAAAGCAGTTACACACTGGGAAATACTGATGCACTGCCCCAAATGCAAAACAAGAGTCATTTTAAAGAGATATATTGAGGGGAATTTTAGCAATATATTTGCACAGCACTCAGAACTGATTAAATCTCAAAAGAAGTATTTTAGGTGAAAGGACATGACCATATTTACCGCCTACGATGAACATTATAAAAGGGCAATTTGGGCCATGCACCGCGACAAGCCAAACAAAAGTGGCGAATGGGCTGTTATTTTTGAACTCAGGTTAGGGACCGGTTATGGTCGTATTGCAGGACAGACCATAGATATTTTTGCAATAAACTGCTTTCCTACGAAAAGCTGGCACAAAATAGCCTATGAAATAAAAAGGACACGGGCGGATTTCTTTGAAGAGATTAAAAGACCATTGAAACGTCAGCCAGCTCTATTTTTCAGCAATCAATTCTTTTTTGTAACCCCACCAGATTTAGTCAAAACTGAGGAAATTCCACAAGAGGCTGGACTAATAGAAGTCGATAAAAACAGCTATTGTTGTGTTAAGTTGATGGCACCATACCGGGAGGCTTATCCACCTGTCTGGCCCTTGTTTGCTTCTATAGCAAGAAGGTTAGATAAAAGAGAAAGGGAGAGGTTCTTGAGTGGGTAAGGGACATGGATGAATTAAAACGAGTTGCTAAAGAGATGGATATGGAGGATCTTCTGGATTCCCTTCATAGAAATGAAGAGCGGAGAAAGCTGATAGAAAGACCTACCAAGACAGAGGTGAGGCACCGGCAAAAGCGCAAGAAAAAGAAGAAGATGACTGAGGCGAGTAAGAGAAGGAATAGATAAGGTGATTAAACCTTTTTATGAAGATTCTCAAATAACCGAGTTTCAAGGCCATATCCTTGATGTGTTGCGAGAAATGCCTGCTGAATCGGTGCATTGTACCGTAACAAGCCCTCCATATTGGGGGCTTCGGGATTATGGCCTTGAGCCGCAGGTATGGGATGATTGGGATCCTGCACCGTCCTCGACCCTTTCTCAGGTTCCGGCAGGGCCCTCATAGTAGCAAAGAAATTAGGCAGAAAAGCCATAGGTATAGACTTAAAAGCAGAATATCTTAAGATGCCTTTGAAAAAGTTGGCACAGGAGAGGTTGATATGAAAAGTGTCATAGGCCTAGATCCGGGCAGCGAACACAGTAGCTTCGTTCATTGGAATGGAAAAGAAATCCTCAACAAAGGGACCCACCCCAACGAGGAGCTACTTGATATCCTTATTGGCGATTATTGCGATGTAGCGAGCATAGCAGAGGATATTATCCTTGCCGTGGAGCGCATGGTGCACATCACAAATGGAGGCACAGCAATAGTTGATACCCTATTATGGGCTGGCCAGTTTTATCATGCATGGAAGGGACAAAAAGAGTTTGTGCCGAGATACAAAGTTACCCTTGCGCTGACAGGACAGATGCCATCGAAGCGAGCAGATAAGGCCGTCAGGGACGTGCTCTTAGCACGCTTCGGAGCGCCAGGGACCAAGAAAAATCCTAACCCTATAACTTATAGCCTGAAGAGCCATTTATGGCAAGCCTTCGGGCTCGCAGTAGCCCATTGGGATCATCTGGAGTTTCAGGGGAGGGAGCTGAAGTAATTGTGCGCAGACCTATTGGTTTAGGTAGCGCGCAGCTTATCCTACTGTTAGGAGGATTTTTAAATATGACTATACATGATGAAATAATTAAACTGTTAGATGAAAGAGTTATGGGAATATCACTTGATGACTATATTGAATTGCTTGAAAAGTTATCTACAGATATTGAATGTAAACTCGATGCTGCTAGAGAGGATCTTGAATCCTCCTAACAAGCAAATAAAGCTGACGTGAGATATCCTGTGCCATAATGCGGGGTTGGCCTGGTACTCTGTAATCCTTACCCGTACCTCAACCTACAGGTTCCGCTATCTCACGCAGTTTATCTAATCGTTAGCCAGAAAAAACATCATGTCTAAATGTAAAAAATGTGGTCAATGTTTTAATGGTAATGATTTGTTTTGTCCTGAATGTAAAGAGAAAGCCATTCAAAAACTTGCTCAAATAATGGAGAAAGAGATCTATTGCCAATGTTATCAAAATGGACAAAAGCCTGCTTTGCTGACGGATTGGAGGTATACCAATATATGCCAAAGTTGTAGAAAACGGAAATATTCTGGCTAACAAGCCGCTCAACCTGACCGCAGGAAACGGTAAAGGAGAATTATGAGTGAAACAGCATTAGAAAGGCGCTACAGAAAGGCATTAGAAAATATTCGGGATTTTTGCATGAATAGAGACTTCAACATTTATTGTAGGCGGATTTTACAAGATGTCGAGGATGCTTTAAAGGGAGAAGGTACGGTAATAGCAAAAACTAAGAAGCCTTTCACACCTCCTAGATATGATAAGGTATATGTGCGTGGTAGGGAATGGTTAGATAGTCTTTAAATGCAGGGAGGTTCAAATGAAATATCCAGTTAGATGTAAGATAGTTGATGTGACAGGATTAAAAAGGACAATGGGAGGGAAAGATTTTACCCTCACTACTCCTGAAATCAGCAAACTCCATATTGGTAAAGAGGGCTTTGCTAAGAAAGATGAAAATGGATTTGTACGAATTAAACTTGATGATGGAAATATACTTTGGGGTCACGAATGTTGGTGGGTTCCGATAAATACTAAACCGAAGTCTTTAAATGAGGAGGCATAAGATGAATTATACAGTTTTAATCATTACCGCCATAGCCGTGGCAATCGCGGCGCTTATAAAGAAAATTTGTGATGCGAGAGCCCGCAGACGACACCCCCTGGATATGGGGGATGAGGCATTTCAATTGCTACTGGAAAAACAATATGGAAATAAATACTTCTAAGTTGGTAAAGTAAATATTAACATCTAACAAGGAGAAATCATGAAATTTAAAGCAAGAAACGTGCTCTTAATCAAGAGAAATGGACCTGGGGTATGGAGCATTATAAGAGGCAATATCAGAAATTCATTTCGTGGCCTTTATAAGACATTTCAAAAAGCATATGGAGCCATCGAGGACAAGGACCGGATCGTAAAGATTCGGATAGAAGTGTTTCGGGAGAAATAGCTTCTTCTCCTAATCCATATGAAAGGAGGTGATATAAATGTTAGAAATAGGTCGAATTATTAAATATGAAATTCACATTATTCCTTCTCAAAATAAAGGATTTATTGTGAAGGTAGGTTGCGGGACATTTGTGGCGAACAGTAGAGTAGAACTGCTTAGTTATTTAAACGAGTATCTTGAAAATCCCAAGAGTGTTGAAGATGAATATTCAAAATTAGGTCCACAACCTGAAACAGGGGCTGAAGCAGATGCGGCAGATTGTGATGAAACAGAAAGATCCACTATAAGAAGGGCTTAGAGAAATAACTCGCCTGCTGTGGTTATTCGGCTTTCATAACTGGCTCATGACTAACGGTGTGCTCACGAGCCTTAGTGCATTTACGAGCTTTCCAGCAATGCGCCGAATGTAAAATAATTTTGCAGGGCTGGAGCCTCCTTTCACGGGCTGGGAGAGAAAATCGGAGTTTAACCCAGCCTAACTTTTAACCAGCAATTTAGGTGATTAAATGTGCAAACACGATGCCTTTCATGCTGAAACCGAAATCAATCGAATTGATGATGGTAAATACTACCAAGCCGATATCCAGATATGGTGTCAGATATGTGGCAAGCAATTTCAATTTATCGGGCTGCCAAAAGGAGTAAACCTTGAAGGTGCAACGATGTCAGCGGATCACAAAGAAGCCCGTTTGGCAATTGAGATTTGTAAAGATTCACCTGGCATAAGTTAAAGGAGCTGAAATGCGGGAAGGAACATGGCCTCAAAATGACCTACGCAGAGCCTTTGTTGCCGGAGCCGCATGGTGGGAATATCACAGTACCGATTTTACCATATGGCAGAGTGACCGGCGGCTTGCGGAGGCTGAGGCTGAAAAACGATATGGATCTCAGCAAATAGATGAGATTACAAACAGACCACCAACAGGAGCTACCATGACTAAAAAAGAAATATACAGGCTCAGAGATATATTATGGGGAATGAGGCATAACAAACAGGCTGATACATCCCCAACAGAAACACATGATAAGTTTGTCAATTTATGTGAGGAAGGGGTAAAAATATGCAACAAAAGTATTAATGAAATGAAACCATTAAAAGGAGACAAACAGTGAAAATCAACGAGACAATCCCATATACAGTCTGGTGTATCCTGCTATTGCTCTTTATAATATCGCTATGCATCTTCCCGCCCGATGTCTTCCCCTCCACCTTCCATACCGTCCAAAAGGGCGACACCCTAAGTAAGATAGCACAAAAGGAATTGGGGAGCTGGCGCAAATGGCAGGATCTGGCAGAGTGGAATGAGCTCAAAGTGGAATGGAGAAAGGGGATCCCCTATGTCCTTATCAGGCCAGGACAAATGATAAGGCTGGAATCTCAGTGGACAGAGGATCGTATATCAAGATACCGGGAAAACACTTTACGTCTTTTGGATGAAGAGATTTTCAGAATGGCGAATCTGAAATTTCCAAATAAGGAGTTTAAAGGTCATAGAGAAATTGAAAACGACGTGAAGCTATTTTCTGACGATCTACATCTTCATAGACACTGTCTAGCGACCGGCAATTTGGGCTGCCAATATGACTATAGAATGGCACAACTTAAGCTAAATAAAATTATAACTGATATGGCTAACATGGAACGGCTCATAATAGCAGAAGAGATTTACGATTATGCCGAAATGATGCCACTGCATTTTTTCAGGGATGAGCCCTGGATTGCACATAGGAAAACTGCGATTCTGCTCATGGCCATAATAGGTACTGAATCTCACGGCCGTTTTGTCCGTGGAAAACATGGCGAACGTGGCATATATCAGCAAAAGCCTGAGACTTTCCGGATCGTCATGGGATTCCAAAAAAAAGATCTTCCTGCCATTGAGAAGACTCTGATGACCTCTCATTATGCCGGAATGAAATGCGCTATCAAGCTACTGAAGAGGGGAAACAGTCCGTATGATGCGCTAAGGCGCTATAATGCTGGGGCAGACGGTAAAGATAGAGTATATACGCTCAAGGTGATGCGTATTTTCTATGAGATGATGGAGAGAGGGAAATAATAAAAAACCCCGATCTGTTATCAGACCGGGGTTTAAATGGTAAGGACTTTAAACTTAACGCTTAGTCATGAGAACCTCTATTTCAGTTAATGTTTGTTTCAATCCACGCCCCGCATGGAGGCGACTGACGATTTACAGGGATTATAAATCCCTTTCTTGAGAAAGTCAAGCTTTTTTAAAATAAATATTGACAGGGGGGAAAGTGGGGGGTATGGTGGGGGTAAGCTTTTATACACAGGTGTTAATTAATTGCATTCATATAACCACTTAGATACCTCGGATTGGCGACAACCGAGGCGGTTCACTTGTGTGCCGAAAGCAGTCTAAGTGGTTTTTTATTGGAAGGATTGACTTTTGGCCTCTCCCCAATGTGAAGATGGATACCTTCAAATAGCAACGGAACTTGTTGATAAATTCTCATCTTCAAGAATCTCTGGCCAAGAATGGCAAATTATTTGGACAGTCTTCCGTAAAACTTGGGGATGGAAGAAAAAAATAGATATGATCCCTATTAGTCAATTCGCAGCGGCTACAGGCATTGATAGAAGAAAATGTCATTTAATTATAAAGAAGTTAATTAGTAAAAATATATTAAAAAAGGTGTCGCCCAAAAAGGCGACAGATGGTATCATAAGTTATGGATTTAATAAGAATTTTGAAACTTGGAAGCTGTCGCCCAAAAAGGCGCCTGTCGCCCAAAAAGGCGACAAAAGTGTCGCCCAAAAAGGCGCACTCAAAAGAAAGAAAGAAAAAGACTATAGTGAGAACTCTTTTGAGATAGAGACGAGTAAACTTCTCTTGAATCTAATCCTTAAAAGAAGACCTTCTCTTGAGAGACCAGACATTCAGAAATGGGCTATAGATATTAACAAGTTGTTAAAAAGGGAAATAAACCCAGAAGAGATTAAGAAAGTAATCAATTGGTGTCAACAAGATGAGTTTTGGCAAAACAATATTCTGTCCACATCTAAGTTAAGAAAACAATTCGATCAACTTTCTCTTAAAATGGAGACCGCCGATGCAAAACCTAAAAGATTTGATGAAGAAGATTTCTAACTTAATGGACTATAAGGGTGATGATGAGATAATAACCAGCCATGATATGCAGGATATTATCAGGAAAGAGCCGATCCTGAAAACCTTCGATTCCAAAATTCCGTCTCTTGATCTGGCAATAAAAGGCTTTGAACCAGGTGAGGTAATAGCTATCTCCGGACCTACAAAAGGGGGTAAGACATTATTAGGCCAAACGCTGACAGTGAACTTCGAGCAACAGGATGTTAGATCCCTTTGGTTCTCCTATGAGCTCACTCCCAGACAATTCCTTAATCGATTCGATGAGATTCCTTTTTTTCTACTGCCTAAAAAACTTAAACCTTATGCTCTGGACTGGCTACAAGAAAGGATACTTGAGGCCATAGTTAAGCACAGCATCCAAGTTGTGTTTATAGATCACCTACATTTTCTATTCGACATGGCTCAATCCAGAAATGCAAGCATCCAGATAGGCCAGATAATCAGGTGGCTTAAAACATTAGCATTGGAGCTGAATATTGTGATTTTTATTCTCTGTCATTTCCAGAAGATACCCTTAGATCACGAGCCAGATCACACAAATATCAGGGATAGTTCTTTCATCAGCCAGGAGAGTGATACCGGCCTGATATTATGGAGAGTAAAGGCAAGCGAAAATCATGCATGGCTGAAGGTATGCTATTCAAGGAGGACAGGAGTACTCGAGAAGAAAATACCCATTGTAAAGATTGATAAAGTATTAAGGGAGGCTGCGGATGAATAATGAGATGATAAAAGAGCAGGCTGATAGAGCATTAAGCGGACTTGAGTTAGATATCAACACATATCATCCTGTTGTTTGGGAAATTCCCTGGGAGGCTAAAACTATTAAAGGAATAGAAAAAATAATAACCTATTATGAGGAGTTAAAAATAGATTGTGTGAAGAAATTACCTGGTATAAGTGAAATTGGTAGGAAGATATTTCATGAATTCATTAAACTGGCGGATCTTGAGATTGAGAGTGCTGAATCTGTTTTGTTTATGATAAAGAAAAGAAAGGATATTTAAAAAATGAGAATAGTATTCTTAACCATGTACCAATTCTTCCTTGCCCTTTACCTGGAAGATTGGATTGTGGAGCCCTTTCTTGCTTGTGAAGGGGTGATGGATGGTTAAGGAATCTCAATATCAAGCTTAATCAATGTCTGTTTTGATACTGTACTCCCATGCTTAGGCCCGCCGATGATATTATAAATGGGTATTGCCGGCCTATCTCCAACATCTTCTTGCATTCCTACAAATTCGGCGTAGGGGTATTCTACCGTTTTGTAGCTCCATGCCCTCCCCAAATCCTCTTGATATTCGATCATCCATTTTAGCTCCCGACAAGTCATATTGGAAATGCCTTGTTCGGCAACCTTTTTGCCATTCTCAAACATCTCCATGAGGAGATATTTGTTTTTGGGGATGTTACATAGATTTCTTAGTGTCGTCATAGTGGACTCCTATCTAAAACTTCAATCCTACACCTAACATATAGTTTCTAGTAATTGTATTAACTGAGGCTCCTACCCAGATCCCCAACCATGCTTTCCTATAATCAGATGGCAACCAATCTGCTATAAGAGCACTAACCAAGGTAGTAGCGATAAAATAAGCGGGAATAAATCCTTTGCCATATCTATCTACCCCATCTCTTATGACTCGATTAAGCTCACGGTGGTTAGGATTGTCGAAAATGTATTGAGTCTGGAAACAATCTATTGTGTGTGAAATGATTAGGGTTCCAAGAAGAGTTTTATCCAGAGTATCCCAATTATCGTTTGCCGATACTGAGATAGGGATGAGGATGATAATAAGGCATAAAATAATTTTCATTTGTTACCTCCGTTTAAGGTTATAATTTAGCCCTCATACCTACCCCCTGGAGGGGCAGGGTGAAGGTTAATGACCACAATACTCCATGCACCAATTAGTAAAATTATCTATTATTTGAGCTTGTTGTCTTTGCTCTGGACTGCCCCATTTGAGACTTAGATAGTCATACTTATCTTGTAAGTCTCTGACTTCTTTTTGGCCAAAGTTTTCATAGGCTCCATTGCGCTTCCAATTGCCAGCAAGTCTTTTTTTAGTTCTGGTTATATCTTGAATAAGTGCTGCTCTTGTTAAAGCCATAAGTGTAAATGTCATGTTTTTTACCTCCTTATGGGAGCCCTTGCAAGCTCCCGGTTAAAGGGTTAAATATTCATCTGCTGCCCTTTATGAGCCCATAACTCTAACTGCAAGCCTCCGGTATTACCCTTGACCTTATCGTTCGGCCAGGTTGCCTTTTTGCCCTTCCTAGCCCTCTTTTTAGGTGGTGGCTCTGAAGGAATAAGTTGCAAATGTTCTCTGAGATTAAATTTTTGTTGTTTCATTTTTAAATCCTCTTCTTAAAATATTTAATCATTTTTATATGGACTTCCTATGCCTACAGTTCGTTTATAACCTGCTTTCTCTGCACATTCTGGACAAAGAGTGTCACCATCATAATCTTTTGGTAGATATCCATGTCCATACCAGTAACTCTCAATAAGGGCACCACATTTGTTGCAAACTTCCCAGTTATTTACTTCGCACTCTTCACATAAATAAAGAGGATGCTCAACTTTTTGCCAAGCCATATGACCAAAACCTCTTCCCCATGCACTCCACTGTACAACTGATTCTAATACTTCAATAACCCCGTCACATTCATCACATAGTGATTTTGTCATAAGCTATATGCCTCCCTTTGCTCGGCCTCTAACATTTCGAGCAAATGACTTTCATCCCTAATCTGCCAGTTATCACTATTGGCCTCGTCTACTATCTCATCTAGGCCTCGGCCTCTCTCGTTGTTCAAAAATCCTGGCGGAATGCCCTTCGCCCTTTTGCCTTGCTCCCCGGTAATGAGATCCCTCATCTCTCCCGGGAGAGTACTCTCCTTTACCCCACCACTATGAACTATCCATTGAGCCAGGGATCTCTTCTCAGGTTTATATTCTACCGGTACTATAAATGGGACGTCAATCGGCGTGGGATCTAAAGTCTGGCCGTGGACAAATTCTAAAATGTCATCGTAATGCTTGACTATTAGGCGGGCTTTTGCCAGACCGAAACTAAATTGATAGCGGCCATTTGGTAGTGATAGGGTGGGGCATCAGTTATATTTGCCTAATTTTACCATAACTGCCTCCAGGTTATAGGTTAATGGTTTAATCCCTACCCTTACCTACCTTTACAGATAGGCAAGATAGAGATTAACATCTATAAGCAAAGGATTGATTAACGGTATTTTTCACTCCGGTTTCAATAGTCTCTATTGCCCAGGCTATACGATCAGTGCCTTGCTGTTCCCACAAGTCAGGATGGGTATTTACTCTGTCCTCTACATAGGCGATAAGCTTT